ATGCCGATTTCTGACACTACCTGCCGCAATGCGAAGCCGCGCGACAAGGCTTACAAACTGACGGATTCCGAGGGTTTGCACCTTCTGGTACAGACTAATGGATCGCGGCTGTGGCGGTTGGCCTACCGATTCGATGGCAAGCAGAAGACGCTTTCGCTCGGCCCATACCCCTCTGTATCTCTCGCCAAGGCGCGGGAACTGCGACAGGAGGCGCGCACCCAGCTGCACCTCGGCCATGACCCGGCGGAAGTCCGGAAGCAGGAGGTCGTAGAGTCTTCCCAGACATTCCATAGCGTATCCAGGGAATGGTTGGGGCTGTGGCAGGTGGGCAAAGACGCCGCCCATATCCTGCGCGTCGAGAACCGTCTGAAAAAGGACGTGTACCCAATCTTTGGTAATCGGCACGTGGCCGGCATCCGGGCTCCCGAAATCCTCGAGATGCTCCGCAAGGTGGAGGACCGAGGCGCGCTGGATATCGCGCGGCGACTGCGTCAGACCTGTGATCAAATCTTCCGGTATGCAAAGGCGTCCGGACTGGTCGAGAACAACCCTGCATCTGCCGACTTGCTGGAAGCCATGAAGCCGAAGGCAAAGGTCACGCACATGCCGTCGCTTGCTGACGACGAGTTGCCGGAATTCCTGCAGCGTCTCGATCGGTACGACGGTGACGTTCTGACCAAGGATGCAATCTGGTTCACCCTGCTCACCTGGGTGCGCACTTCCGAAACGCGGTTTGCCGAGTGGTCTGAGATCGAAGGGCTCGGCGGTGAGGCACCGCTGTGGCGCATCCCAGCACCGCGGATGAAGATGGGCCGTGAACACCTCGTCCCGCTCTCAGCGGCGGCCGCTGACGTCCTGTCACGCCTTCCGCGATCCTCTCGGTACATCTTCCCCGGACTCAAAGGCAAAGCGATGTCAGAGAACACTATGCTCTACGGCATCTACAGAATGGGGTATCACAGTCGGGCAACGATCCATGGCTTCCGAGGCACCGCATCAACGATCGCCAACGAGGCCGGTTGGAACAAGGACTGGGTGGAGCGCCAGCTTGCCCACGTGGAAGAGAACAAGATTCGCGGTGCCTACAACTCTGCCGAGTGGCTGCCCGGCCGCCGGGATATGATGAATTGGTGGGCGAAGCTGCTTGCGACTAGGCGATCACAGGCTGTCGATGACAGTCTTCAGAGCGCCGTGGAAGACGAGTTCAGCCAGCTCCTCGGTTGACAGTCACGCAAAAGTTGAATATCCATGGTGCCCATGGGACAGCAACTCGAATTTTGGCGCCTCCAGCGCGTTTGCGAAGTGACCGGACTCTCAAAGTCAGAGATCTATCGCAGAGTCGATGAGCAACGGTTTCCAGCGCCGCGGAAGTATCCCGGCTCGTCGATGAATTTCTGGCCTTCCAATGTCGTCCAGAACTGGCAGATGTCGGTACTCGGAGACGGTTTCGAGGAGTTGCTGGGATGAGCATTATCGAGCGCGCCGCTAGGGAACTGGCGAAGAAGCAAAGCGGGTCGGACGATTGGGACGCTTTGGACGCTGAGTTGCAGCGGGAACTAAAGGACGAGGTTCGAGCGGTCCTGCAAGCTGTGCGGGAGCCCAGCGACGCAATGAAGCAGGTAGCCGTGAGTTTTGGGCAGGCAGTCTATCCAGAAGATTTCTGGGTTGAGATGATCGACGCGGCCCTCGCAGAGCCCAATTGACCGATCGACCAAACGACTGTTAATCACTCCGGCCATGGGAAAGATACTCCCCGTGGCCGGTTTGCTGTTGGTTGCCTTCGTGGCGATCGTTTTGTTGAGTCCCCGCGGCAGCGGGGTCAGCGACAAATGCCGACAGGCTGTATCGACCGGGAGCGTTGATGGCTGGCGCTACATTCAGACTCTATGCACCGATGCGGAGCAGCAATCGCTGTTGACCGAGTTTCGCGGCCGCGGGCTGTCTACGGAAGATATTGAGCGCAGTCGTCGGGAAGCTGGAAAGAGGTGAGTCCGGGAGGCTCGCCCTCCCGGTTAGATCACGACTGCATCCGACCAGGCAGATGATAGTCTTGGCGCGTACACCACTGTTTTGACGATCGTTCGTAGACGAGGTCAGGCGTGATCTTAAGGAATGCTTGCAGGACCGGCTTACCGACGCAGAGGTTTCCGCTGTCGTCGTAATATGCCAGCTTCTCGTCATCGCGGGTCAATAGTTCACTCGCTGCCTGAAATTGGGATAACACACCCTCACTTTCGACAGTCGATTTCATCCATTCAGCCGCTTCGCGAGGCGTCATTTCTTCTCAGGCTCTGAATAAGTTTGGATCGAATCCTTATCCACGTGCTTCATTTCCATTTTTGAACCGGCGAACCATACAACGCGAATGGTGGTGCTGCCTGTCACCGCATCAACGGTCATCTTCGGCCCGCCCGATTTCAATTGAACTACATCACCCTTCTTAAAAGCCATAGTGCTTACTCCCTGATGTCCACTTAGCATGGCGATTATCGGATGGTCCGCAATGGGGGGCACTGAATATGTGTCCCATTTTTACACATGATGCTGCGACGCCGCAATCCGGAGGCAAGACGTAATCAGACGCAACCGAAGCTCACCAGACACCTTATGATTGACCAATCAACTATAACGTGACATGCAAACTCCGAACAGGAGGTTGTAGTGGTCCACGTTGGTTGCACCGGAAAAGCGCAGTATCTGACGTGGGATGAGGCTGATCGCATGCTGAAGCACAGCCGTCACCGTCGTGCTCGGGATAAGCGCGAGGGCCGCATGATCGTGTATCGCTGTCGCCTCTGTCACCACTGGCATGTCGGCAACAACACGTTCCACCGGACGGCTCGCTAACACCGTGGACGAATTCGAAAGCCTCGTCGCCGAGCCGCGCCGAAAGCGCGGTCGCCCATCCAATGCGGAACTGGCTGCTCGCCGTGAATCTGCGACCAGTGAACTGAACCATCAAGCAGAACTGCGGAAAGCGGCCCAAGGTCACCAGTCGCTGGGACTCGATCAGTTCGGCGACCCGGTGCCGCAAAACTTCCTCGCGCGCCTGATGCGGATGGACCCCCAGACCGTCAACCAGCGCCTGGCGAAGTGTCGGCCGGCTGCGATCGTCGGCACCCGCAAGGTCTACTACTTCCACGAGGCGATTCATTATCTCGTGAAGCCGAAGATGACGGCCGAGGAATTTGCCCGGACGCTCAACAAGGCAGACCTGCCGCCGGAGATCAATAAGTCCTTCTGGGACAGCCAGCGCAGCCGCGTGAAGTACAAGATCGAAGCCCAGGAAGCCTGGGAAACGGAAGACGTGATGCAGGCACTGGGGGAGGTCTCGATGATCTTCAACGACAGCCTCGTCTCCGTGGTCGAGGAGATGCGTGACCGCGCGAAACTGACCGACGAGCAGACGGAAATCCTGTCAGCCGCGATCGACGAGTTTCGCAGCGAAGTTCGGGAAAAGCTGATCGATCTTCCCAAGCAGAAGTTCACTGGGTCGATGTTCGCCAAGCCGATGTTCGGCATCGCCGAGCAGCCTGACGGCGACCCGGACATTCCGGCGTGGGATGAGGACGACGGGGATTTCGATGACTGAAGCCACCGTTCAAGTCGCACCTTTTGGCTTCGTCGAGTACGCAGTCCAGATTGGTGAGGCACCGGCGTATATCCCGGCGGACCACTACCTCGCACTTGCCGGACAGCAAATCGTCGCCGCTGGTCCGTGGCCACCGACGATTGATCTCGCGAGATTCAAGCTCACGAGACTTTACGTGCCAGCTGCGTTCTACGCGGAAATTCGGCAGAGTTTCGCATGAGCGCGCCCGCCCGCCGGATGCTCGTCAAGGACCGGCCCGCCAGTTACCGGTCGCTCGAAGAACTGATCGCCGCCGCCACTGAAGCGGTCGCGCCGCCGGAGCGCATCACCGTTACCGAGGCGGCGAAAAAGTACGTCCGGATCAAGGAGAAGAATTACTCCGGCCTCTGGTCCGAGGACAAAACGCCGTATCTCGTCGAGCCGCAGAACGTGCTCACCAGCCTGGCCTACCAGGGGATGGTATTTGTCGGCCCGGCGCGTACCGGCAAGTCGCAGATGTGGCTGAACTGGATGTCGCATTCGGCGATCTGCGACCCGGCAGACATGATGCTGGTCCAGATGTCGCAGGGCCGTGCGCGCGAGTTCTCCCAGTCGGATTTGCGCAAGCACTTCCGCAATTCTGCCGATGTCCGAGCAAAGCTGGTGCCCGGTCGTGTCAACGACAACGTCTTCGACAAGACCTTCATCTCCGGCATGCGCGTCACGATCGTCCATCCGTCGATCAACGAATTCTCCGGTAAGACGGTCGGTCGCAACTGGGCGATGGACTACGACCGCCTGCCGCTCAGCATCGACGGCGAAGGCGACGCCTGGACGCTGCTGTCGAAACGCGGCGAGACGCTGGGCCGATACGCCATGACCGTGGTGGAGTCGTCACCGGGCTTCGACGTCAACGATGCCCGGTGGATTCCTAGTTCGCCGCACGAGGCACCGCCGTGCGAAGGTATCCTGTCCCTGTACAACATGGGCGACCGCCGCCGCCGCTACTGGTCGTGCCCTCATTGCGGACAGAAGTTCGAGCCGGACTTCAAGTTGTTCGATTACCCGGCGTCCGCAGATCCGCATGACGCTGCTGAGCAGGTGGTCATGGTATGCCCGGGCAACGGATGCCGCCTTGTCCCCGATCTCAAGCACGACCTCGAGCACGACGGCCGCTGGCTTCGGGAAGGGGAGATCTGGCTCGAGGACGGCTCAGTGGTCGGGCAGCCGCGCCGGTCGGACATTGCGTCGTTCTGGCTGAAAGGCCCCTCGGCGGCATTCAACACGTGGCAGAAGCTGGTGCTGAACTACCTCAACGCCAAGTCCGATTTCGAGCGAACCGGCAGCGAAGAGAAATTGCGCGCCGTGACCAACACCTCGTTCGGCCTGCCTTATACGCCCAAGTCGATTGAGGCTGGGCGCCTGCCGGACGAACTGAAAAAACGCGCCCGGGCCTACAACTACCGCGGCGAGGTGCCGGAAGGTGTTCGGTTCCTAGTCACCACGGTCGACGTCCAGAAGGACAGTTTTGTCGTCCACACGTTCGGGATCGCTCCGGTCACAATGGTAGGCGGCGCCCAGTCCATGGACGTCTACCACGTCGACATGTGGAAGATCACCAAGTCGCGCCGCATCGATGCTGACGGTCACCCGCTGAAACTGGACCCGGCGTCGTTCAAGGAAGACTGGCACGTTCTCATCGACCAGGTCATTGAGCGTGAATACCCGCTCGGCGACGGGTCGGGGCGTTTCATGAAGGCGAAGCTGGTGGCCTGCGACTCTGGCGGCGCGGCATCCGCAGCAGCTGTTCGGCTGAACAAGGCGCTCGACGGCCCGGTGGTTTCCGTGACGTCCAACGCTTACGATTTCTGGCGCTACCTCCGTCTGCATGATCCAGAGCAGCGGAACTACCACATGAAGTTCCATCTGCTGAAGGGTGAGCCCAGTCGGCAGGACAACATGATCCGCGTCGATTACCCCGATTCGCAGCAGAAGGACAAATGGGCGATCGCTCGCGGCGACGTGCCGGTCTGGAAGATCAATTCCAACGTCGCCAAGGACCAAGTCTCGAACATGCTCGGGCGCACTGAGCCGGGCGGCCAGTTTCACTTCCCGGAATGGTTCGACGTCGAGACCGGTGAACTGGAAAACATCGACTGGCTCTACACGCAGCTGACGGCTGAAATCCGACTGCAGTCCGGCTGGGAGAACCGCAGCCGCCGCCGCAATGAAGCATTCGACTTGGCTGCGTACTGCGTCGCATTCCTGCGGATGAAAGACATCAAGATTGATCGTCTCGACTGGTCGCAGCCGCCGTCGTGGGCGGCCGAGTGGGACGTCAACGATCATGTGTTCGATGCGCAGGGTGCCCGGGGCACCAAGCCTGCTTCGGAGAGCACTTCGCTTGAGCAGCTGGGTAGCTTGCTGGGTTGATTGACACCATAACATTGTCGCATCAACTAGTGCGTGATAATTCGCGTTCATGCCGACGCTTGCTGAACGACTTGTAGAAGCTGAGACCGCTTATCACTCGTTGATGACCGGCACGCTCGCCCGCGTCTACGTTGATCAGAACGGCGAGCGTGTCGAATACGTCGCAGCGAACGCGAGCAAGCTGCAGGGTTACATTCGTGACCTGAAGCAGCAGATCGCTGACCAGGCGACCGGTTGTCAGACCTACAATGGCCCCCTCAGGCCGTTCTTCCTGTGAGCGACGAGTTCACCGATCTGCTGGCCCGAGAGGTCGCAGCGCCGCCTGCCAAGGCTCTGGTCCCTGCCGTGGCAGGCGGCGAAGTGGCTCTCGGTGCCTTCGAAGGCGCTGACCGCTTCAACAGCACCATCGCGCTGTGGGACTCGCCGCTGAAGTCGGCTGACCTGGAAATCTTGCCCGAGAAGACGACGGTTGATGGTCGCGCCCGTGACATGCTGCGCAATGACGCATTCGTCCAAGGCGGTGCCAATCTCCACAAGGACAACATCGTCGGCAGTCACTACCTGCTGAACTGCCGCCCGGCGACCCGGGTGCTGCTCGGCAAGGACGACGACCTCTGGGAAGAAGAGTTCCAGGAAGAAGTCGAGGCCAAGTGGGAACTCTACTCGGACTCTCCTGAGAACTGGATCGACGCCGCCCGGACGAATAATTTCACGTCGCTGGTCCGCATGGCAGTCGGCATCCATCTGATGGGCGGCGAAGTGCTAGCCGCTGCCGAATGGACCACGGACGACGGCTCGCCTTACAGCACCGCGATCCAGATGGTCGACCTCGACCGCCTGTCCGATCCGAAGGACATGACTGGCTGGCGCTGGATTCAGTCGCCCGACCAGCGCGCCGGTGTGCGGTACAATCGCCGCGGTGCGCCGGTGTCGTACTTCGTCCGATCGGCCCATCCGAACGATTACGGACCGGTCGATTTCGCGCCTCCCAAATGGGACGAGATCGACCGCACCAAGCCGTGGGGCCGCCTGCAGATGATCCACCTGTTCGAGCAGGTGCGTCCGGAGCAGACACGCGGCATCACCGAGATGGCTGCAGCCCTCAAGGCGATGAAGATCACGCACACGTGGCGCGACATCACCGTGCAGCACGCCGTCACCCAGGCGATGTATGCTGCGGCGATCACGTCCGAACTGCCAACTGCCGACATCCTCCAACGCATGGGCGGCGATTCCCCGGAAGCCGCGCAGGCAGCCATTGCGGCGTATGCGCAGGGCTACATGGGTGCCGTGGGGCAGTACGTCGGGAAGGGCGGTATCGCCATCGACGGCGTCAAGGTGCCGCGCCTGTTCCCCGGCGAGAAGTTCGAACTGAAGTCGGCAGCCGGTAACGGTCCGCTGGGCAGCCAGTTTGAGCAGTCTCTGCTGCGCTACATGGCTGCAGCAATCGGCGTGTCCTACGAGCAGCTGAGCCGCGACTACACCAACACGAACTACTCGTCTGCCCGCGCCTCCATGGCCGAGACCTGGAAGTTCATGCAGGCGCGCAAGAAGCTGATCGCCGATCGCTTCGCCACGATCATCTTCCGCCTCTGGCTGGAGGAAGCGATCAACGCAGGCGACATCGAGTCCGCCAAGCGCTTCCGGATCTACAATCCCCCGCGCCCGGGCCAGCGCTACGGCCGTCTGAACAGCAACTTCGACGCACTGTCGCGGTGTGACTGGGTTGGCGCATCGCGCGGCCAGATCGACGAACTCAAGGAAACGCAGGCCGCGGTGCTCCGCATCAACAATGGCCTGTCGACCGCCGAGGACGAACTGGCCCGTCTCGGGAAGGACTGGCGCAAGGTTTACCGCCAACTCAAGCGCGAAATGGCGCTGCGCGAGGCGCTGGGGCTCCAGTTCATGGCGACCGATCCCGCGACGATGGCTGCGATGAACGCGCTGTCGGCGACGCCCAGCGACGAAGGAGACAGCCCCCGTGGATAAGCAGGTTGAAGGCTGGGGTGGCACCAAGCTGCCCACCAAGGATGACATCGAAGGTTGGGGTGGCGACATCTCGGCAGAAGGGTTCGGCGGATGAGTAACCCGCTGCTCGCCCAGTTCGCCGATCAGCCGGTGATGATCGCGCCCGACATGCTCGGGCAGGTCAAGGCGCACCTGGCTGCCGGTATGGCACACCCCGATTTCCAGAAGCTGATGGGCGAACCCATGGCTGCCGCCGATGACGGCTTCTGGCCCGAAACCGGTTCGTGGATGGCGCACTATCGCCCGTACTCCGTCGTCAACGGGATTCTCCAAATCCCCGTGCGCGGAATCATGCTCAACGAGTTCCCGTTCGCGACTAGCTGGGCGACTGGCTACGAGTACATCTGGCGTGCGTTCGAGCGTGGCCTGGCAGACGGCACCGTTCGCGGCATTGCGCTGATGATCAACTCGCCCGGTGGCCTCGTTTCGGGCAACCAGACTCTCGTTGACAAGATGTATGCGCGCCGCGGCGAAAAGCCGATCCGCACCATCGTCACCGGCGGCGCCTACTCGGCGGCCTACAACATTGCCGCCACCGGCGAAATCTGGGTCTGCCGTGAAGGCGGTGTCGGGTCGATCGGCGTAATGACCACGCACATCGACTGGTCGGCCTACAACGAGCGCGTCGGCCTCGATTACACCTTCATCTTCGCTGGCAAGCACAAGGTCGATGGCAACCCCGAAGAACCGCTGTCGGCTGACGCGAAGGCGCGCATCCAGTCGCGTATCGACGAACTCTACAAGATCTTCGTGTCCTCCGTGGCACGAGGCCGAGACATGGACGAACGCGACGTTCGGGACACCGAAGCGCTGACGTTCACCGCCTCGGAGGCAACGTCAAACGGTCTCGCCGATCACATCGGCAGCCCGGAGGACGCCATGTCCGCATTCGCGGATTCCCTGGACGAACCGTCCGACAACAATGGAGACGAAGAGATGACCACTCCGGTCGAGACGGTCGACAAGGCCGTCCACGAACAGGCGGTTGCCGACGCTCGCGCCGCTGGCGCTGCCGAAGGTTCCGCCGCCGAGCGCACCCGCATCACCGCGATTCTGGGTTGCGAGAACGCCGCAGATCGTCCCGCTGCCGCACTGGCCGCTGCGATCGACACCGACCTTTCGGTCGAGCAGGCGAACACCTTCCTGGGCAAGCTCGGCAAGGAAACTGCCGCCGCCCCGGCACCGACCGGTCAGCAGCAGCCCGGCACCTTCGCTGACGCGATGCAGACCGGCAACCCTGAGGTCGGCGCGAGCCCGGCCAACCCCGACACCGCGAACGACGACAGTGCCGACAGCGTGCTCGCCCTCGGCGCGGCGCTCGGTCTGCAGGGCTTCACCAAGCCCTCGGCCAAGTAAGGAGAACGACCCATGGCTTCCTCCACCATCAACACCTCGTACCAGAACGCGGGTGTCCGCGGCGTCCCCGACTTCCAGGTCATGGACACCTACATCGACAGCAATCTCGTTGCGGGCGCCGAACCGGCGATCCAGCAGCCCAAGCGCATCCTGCTCGGCGACTCGCTCAATCTGGCGCAGTTCACCGTGGTCGGTATCAGCGGCGGCAAGCTGGTTCCGGCAACCTGGAACGCCACTGTCGCCAACGGCGTCAAGCCGATCGGCGTCCTCGTCTATGCGGCGGTCTCGGGCGCGAACAACACCACCATCTACGGTGAAGTGTTCCTGACCGGCTGCTTCAACGTCGGCGAGAACGACGCCGGCGCCGACAGCCCGCTCGTCTGGGATGCGTCGTTCGACACCCTCGCCAAGAAGACCCAGTGGGCCGGCCTGCCGCACTTCAACGGCAACCCGAACCTCCTGTTCCGCAGCCGCCTGCAGCGCGACGCCTCGTAATCGGCGACCGGCTCCACTAGAAGGAATTCTGAAAGATGACCATCTACTCTCCCGCTCCCAACGCGCCGTATCAGCCGTGGAGCACTCACAAGCTGCTGGGCGTGTTCCGCGACATGCGCCCGGAGACCTGGTATTTCGGCCAGTTCTTCACCGGCGGCCAGATGCGCTCCACCGATGAGTGGATCGACTTCGAGAAGCTGCCGATCCGCAGCCGGTCGCTCGCGCCCTTCGTGCGCCCGATGGGTCGCGGCAAGGGTGCCCTGAAGGACCGCGTGCAGGGTTTCCGCTTCAAGCCGGCGAACATCGTCGCCGAAGACGCGGTCGATCCGTTCCGCCCGCTGTCGTTCGCCCCCGGCATCGACGTGTCCGCGCTGCACATGAACCTCAACAACATCTCGCCGATGCAGCGCAAGGAGCTGATCAAGGCGCAGATGGTGCAGGAGTTCCAGCAGCAGGTCATGCGTACCTGGGAATGGATGAAGGCCCGCGCCATCATCGACGGCAAGGTCACCTGCAACTACCTGGATGGCACCTCGGTCGAAGTCGATTTCCAGCGCGACACCGATCACACCGAAGTCCTCACCTCCGGCAACTACTGGGGTGACTCCGGCGTGTCGCTGCTGGATCACGTCCAGCGGATCAACGACACCATGGTCAACGCCGAGTTCGGCGGCGCCCTCCAGCGCATCACCATGGGCGGCTCGGTGGCGTCGATCGTGCGCCAGGACAACGAGATCCTGGATCACATGGACCTCAACGTGAAGGGTGGTGTCCACGTGATCGACCGTTCGATCGCGTCGGCCGACAAGGTCTATAAGTTCGGCGAGCTGTTCATCGGCGGCGCGTCGGGCCAGACCGTCGAACTGTGGGTGAACAACGAGGAGTACACGGACGCCGCTGGCAACCGTGCACGCTACCTCGGCGACAACGAGATCGTCGCCACCGGTTCGCCCACCTCGATCAACGGCTGGGAATGCTTCGGCATGATTGTCGACGAGGACGCGCAGTACCAGGCGCTGCCGCTGTTCCCGAAGGACTTCAAGACCGGTGAGCGCACCAAGGTCGAGAACATCTCGGTGGAATCGGCACCGCTGTTCGTGCCGATCAACCCGAACGCCACCTACAAGGCGACCGTGAAGGCTCCGGCCTAAACTTCAACCCGGAACGGCAGGTGAGTTGCGCCTGCCGTTTCAACTTAAAGGTGCTTTTATGGGAACTTCCCGAAGCAATACTGGTGCTCGCAAGGCCGTCGAGAAGGTCTCGCCGAGCCAGCTCGAACGTCCCGAAATCGAAGCCGAAGACGACATCGATCCCGTGTTCGCTCTGTTCAAGGTCACCTACGGCGACGGCAGGACTGCCCCGTCGAAGTCGATCTTCACTCCCTTCTCGGAGACCGAACGAAATGAGCTGCTGGATCTCAAGGCCGTCCGCGAACTCACCGCCGACGAAGCGAAGCTGTTCACCCCCACCGCCGCTGCCTCGACGGCTCCGGCCGGTTCCGACGTGATCGAGTAACACGGCAATGGGCGGCATCCGCGACATCAAGCGTGCTGCCCGGCAGCGCCTGCACACTGCTTTGGCGGTGCGGGCGTTCTACATTCCTGTGACGGGGGCTTCACCGGTCCCCGTCACGGTTCGCATTCATACCAAGTTCGATGCGCTCGGCGACCCGCAGATGATGCAGCGTGCCGACATCGAACCTCAGATCGTATTCCAGGCTTCCCAGCTTCCCGTGAACGGGCTGCGCAACAAAGCAGTCGTGTCGGTCGAGGCAGGTGAGGCGTACCACATTGAAGCCGCCGACCCCGTGGACGATGCCGGCTTCATCACCGCCCGGGTCACCAAGTTGCCCGTCGCGCAGACCACTGGCCTCCCGGTTCCGGCATGAAGTTCGGCAACGAGATCTACGTGGTCGCGCTTGATGGCATCCCGGACACCCGTAGCATTGAGGCAATTCCGGAGCGCATTCGGCGCAACGCGGTCAGGGCCGTCAACTACGCCGCTGGTCGATCGCGCACCCGTACTGCCAAGGAGATGCGAGACCAGGTCAACTTTCCGGCGTCGTATCTGCGCGGCGATGACTCCCGGTTGGCGCTTCGCACGGCCAAGGGTTTCGGCGACGAGGCGTCGATCACCGGGCGGTTTCGTCCGACCAGTCTTGCGCGCTTCGCGACGCGCGGGCGACCGTCGAAACCGGGTGTGACGTTCGAGGTGACTCCGGGCAAAGCGACGCGCAGCAAACGGATGTTCCTCATTCGACTACCGGCAGGTCGCTCCGGTGTGGACACCAAGTCGAACATGGGCGTCGCGATCCGCCTGAAGCCCGGTGAGACGATCGACAACAAGAAGGTCACGCTGCAGCAGATGGGCAAGACAGGGCTCTACCTGCTGTTCGGCCCTTCCGTAAACCAGGTGTTCCGCAGCGTGGCGGGCAGCGACATCCCCAACATCGAGACTGACCTGCAGCGCGAGTTCTCGCGACTGATGGGCACGGAAGGACTCTGATGCCGACCTATACCGAGCCGTTCAAACTGCGGCTGCAAAAAGCACTGTCCGCATGCCTGGCCGAGATCACCCCGGCGAACGGCTTCGTGTCGGACCTTTCGGCGTTTGATCCCGGCGACGGGGTGTTCACGCCGCGCGTCTACCGCGGCCGCGCGTGGTTCGGCGACAATGACCCGCTGCCGATGGTATCGACCCTGGAAGGCGTTGACCCGGCGAGCGAAGTGGCCGAGCCCCCGGCATCGGAGCCGACGTCGGAGTATGACTACGACCTTCTCATTCAGGGCTGGGTGACCGACGACCCGGCGAACCCGACCGACACGGCATACGTCCTGCTGGCTGACGTTCGCCAGAAGCTGGCAGCCGAGGCAAAGCGCCGCCTACCACACGACCGCACGGAGCCGGACATCTTTGGCCTCAAGGCTGCTGGTTCGAGTGCCAGCGAGGTGACCAAGCTGCGGTTCGGCTCGGGCGTCGTGCGGCCGGCTGACGAGTTGTCCAGCACTGCGTGGTTCTGGCTTTCGATCACCGTCCGGATCGTCGAGAACGCCAGCAAGCCATACGACTGAGCGAATCCGTTGGCTAATCGAAGAAATGCGGCGCGTGACGCAGCCATTGCTGCCGGCGAAAAGCAGTTTATGCCGGACTTGCCATGTAGGAACGGTCATTTTTCACCGCGCTTCGTAAGTACATACAAATGCGTAGAGTGCGATCTTGCCAAACATAAACGGCGCAGAGATGAAGTTCCTGCGTTCCGAGCGCGCGCCGCAGAGCGACATAAAACTTGGCGACAAAATAACATTGAATACGCCAAAGAGGCGTCTCGGGAGTGGTATAAGGATAATAAGCCAAGGTCTGCTGAAAAAGCGGCCATCTGGAAACGAGAAAATCGACCCATAGTCAACGCTATTAGGCGCCGCTACTACGCAAATTCTCCTGTGCCCGCCGCGACGACAAAGGCTCGAATGAAGCGTGTCCGCCATGCAACCCCACCATGGGCGGACATGGATGCTATCCGTGAGATATATGCAGGTTGCCCGGGCGGAATGCAGGTGGATCACCGCGTTCCCCTGAAAGGAGTGAACGAGCACGGCGAGCACATCATCTGCGGCTTGCACGTCGCGGAAAACCTACAATACCTCACCGCCCGGGAAAACGCTTTAAAATCGAACCATTGGCCGTGGCCGACCGCCGCCGCATCCGAGAGTGCACCATAACCTTCCGAATGCCTCTAGAATCACGTATTGCGTGAGAAACATGCAAAAGGTGAAAATGAGATGGCAAAGAACTATACCCTTGGACGAGGGAAGGTCTACTTCTCGGCCTTCCGACCCAATACCCAGATCCCGGCAGGATTCAGATATTTAGGCAACACGCCCGAGTTCAACCTGACGATCGACAACGAGACGCTGGACCACTACTCGTCCGACGAGGGTATCCGCCAGAAGGATCGCTCGATCATCCTCGAGACGACCGCAACCGGGTCGCTCACTGCCGACGATATCAGCCTCGAAAACCTCGCGCTGTTCTTCTTCGGCCATACCTCGACGTTGGTCCAGACGGCCGCTACCGCGCAGACCGAGACGATCACCGACGTCAAGCCGGGCCTGATGTACCAGCTGGGCCGGACGACCCTCAATCCCACCGGTGTGCGTTCGATCAGCAACGTTACCGTCGAAGTCGGCGCGACCACCTACGTGGTGAACGAAGACTACACGGTCGACCTGGAACTCGGTCTCATCACCGTTCTCGAAGGCGGCGATATCGTTGCCGATGCCGACCTGGAAGTCACCTTCGACCGTGCTGCGCGCAGCCGCACCCAGGTCATTTCCGGCGACCAGCAGGTGGAAGGCGCCATCCTCTACGTCTCGGCGAACCCCGAAGGCGCGAAGATGGACTACCTGCTCCCCTACGTGAAGCTCGGCCCGAACGGCGACTTCGCGCTCAAGTCGGACGAGTGGCAGCAGCTGTCGCTCAACATCGAGATCCTGAAGCCCGACGACGGCCGCGAGCGCATCTACGTCGATGGCCGTCCGTTCTCCGCATAAGGGATAGGTAGCGATGGGACTGCGTAACCTATCCTTTGCTCCGGCCACGGTCGAGGTCCCCGGCGGTGAATCTTTCACCGTCCGGGGCCTCAGTCCGGACAAGGTGATCACCCTCTACAACCGCCACACTGGGCAGCTTTCGGCGCTCTGGGATTCGCGGGAAAACATCACCGAAGTGCAGGATCTTATCGTCAGCCTGCTTTCCGATGCTCCCGATATCATGGCCGAACTGATCGCCATCGCATCGGGAAGCAAGGTCACCGACGACTTTGTCGAACCCGACACCGAGGTCAATCCGCTCGGTCTCACGGACTACGAGCGCGACGTCGAGGCTGCCCGATCGCTACCGCTTCCGGTCCAGATGGAAGCGCTGCTCAAGATCGGCGAGCTGACCTTCTCGTCGAGCATGCCGCCGGGAAAATTCCTCGCCGTGGTGATCAAACTGGCCGGCAAAGCCACGGCGGCCTTCAGCCAGTCAGCGAAAAGCTGACCCTGGAGAAGTGGGTCTGGGAGATGCGGCGCAAGGTCAGCCTGCTGCTCTCCCAGGGACACTCCGATGCCGGTGAATATCCGCTGGGCTTCCTCGGTGACGAGGCCGCGCTGGTGGTCGAGCGACAGAACGCTCTGATCGCCACCGAAGCCGTCACCATCCAAGCCGCCGCCGCGTCGATCATGTCGAAGAAGGGCGGCGACCATTTCAAGAAACTGCTCAAGCAGATGACGGAGAACTGACACCATGGCAACCGGGCGGCAGACCGACGTTTCGCTCGTCATCCGGGCCAGGGATGAAGGCACCAAGGCCGTCAAGGCGTTTGAGTCCGCGCTTTCCGATCTGCTGTCGACCCAGAAGCAGGTTGCATCGGGGTCGACGAACACCGCGTCGGGCATCACGCAGACGATCAGCGCACTGGCCGGGCTCGACAAGGCGTACAGCCAGATCTCCGGCAGCATCAACCGTGGTGCCGATGCATTTGAGCGTCAGTTGACCTCGCTGGCGAGTAACCAGGCACAGCTTCGCGCTTTGACCCGGCAGCTGGAAGCGGCCCGCGCAGCGCAGAGCAAGATGGACTCCTTCGTCGGCCCGCCGACCCGGGAAGCCATGTCCAGGTATCAGGGCGTTGCCGCCGAGGTGAAGAACCTTGAGGCACAGTACCGCAGCCTTGAGCGTGAAGTGTCCCGACAGGATGCCGGGTTCCAGCGCAGCGCGTCTGACCTTGCACAACTGGAGCGGCAGACCCGACTGGTTGGCGCCGTCACAACGTTCGCAAAGCAGGAATCCGAACAGTACACCCGGTCGCTGGACCGCCAGAATGCCGCGGCAGAGAAGGCTGCAGCACTGCAGGCGTCTATTGCGCGAAGCACCAACGCGACGTCGGGCAAGTCGGCCGAAGACTCGGCAAGCGTGTTCACCCGTGCCGGGTTGACCGACACCGAGCGCGCGATCGCGGCAGTCGAAAAGGAAACCGCTGCCCGAGAACGCGCTGCTCAGGCTGAGCGCGAGTATGCGCAGGCGGTCGAGATGTCGCAGGCCGCCCAGCGCGCTCGCGCTCGCATCGAAGGAAACGGTGGCAGTGCAGGCCGCGCAGGTGAAACCGCACTGGCCGATATGCTGCGGCAAGAAGAAGCTGCGGCGCAGGCTGCTGCGGATGCCGAGGCCGAACTGGTCGACGCCACCGCACGGCTGCGATCGGAACTCAATCCACTAGCGGCCATCCAGGACAAGCTGAACCGCGAACTGGCCGAAGCCCAGAAGCTGTATGATCGCGGGAAGATCAGCGCCACGGAACTGGCGCAGGCTCAGACGCTGCTGCGGAAGCGCGCCGACGATGCTGCACAGTCGTTGGGGCAGCAGAACGTCGGCGGCGGCAAACCGACGCTGTTCGGCCTGAAGCCTTACGAGATGCAGAACCTGTCGTTCCAGTTGAACGACATAGTGACGCAGCTTGCGTCCGGCACCTCGCTGACCCAGACGCTGGCGCAGCAGGGTGGTCAGATCATCCAGATCTTCCCCCGGGCCGGCAGCATGATCGTTGCTGCGCTCGGGAACCCCGCAGTGCTGGCAGCCGCAGCAGCGATCGGCGCCGTGGTGATCGGCCTCAAGGAAGCTGGCGACGAGGCCGAACGGCTTCGCGGTTTCTTGGGCCAACTGGCGGCATCGGCAGATGGTAACTCGTATGGCGCTGGTGCGCTGAACGACGCTGCCGAGGCGCTGGATCGATACGGTTTGTCGGCGGAAGACGCCGTAGCTGCCGTGCGAAAGTTCGTCCGCGAGGGTGTCGACCAATCTCGCATCGAGCAGTTCGGCGAAGCAGCGTCCAATCTCTCCGACGTGATGGGTGTCGATCTGAAGGACGCCGTCAACGAGGTGGCCGATGCGTTCACCGGCGGATACGAGGCCGTCAAGCGGCTCGACGATTCCTACGACTTCCTGACCGCCGCACAGCGCGACCATATCCGCACGCTGTTCGAAGAAGGGCGCGCAGCAGAAGGGCGCAACGAAGCACTCGATATTTTCTCGGCGCGCCAGGAAGACGCGGCCCAGAAGATGCGCGGCCCATGGGCGAGTGCGATGCGGGAACTCTCCGCAGCCTGGCAAGAATTCAAGGAACTGGTCGGCGACACCCAGTGGATTCGCGATGCCGGTTCCGGATTGGCTGGCCTCGGCCGGGACGCTGCTGCGGCCCTGCGGCAGCTTCGCGGTGCGGCCAGTGAGGCCGACGTCACCAAGCAACTGAAGACGACCCGCGACATTATTGCCGGGATTCAGGGCGACCTGAAAGACGCCAGTGCGCTTACCCGTGGCGGATTGCAGGCAAACCTCAAGGTCTTTCAGGACCAGGAAGCCTCGCTTGTCCGGCAGCTGGACACCCTGAAGAAGCAGAACACGGAGTCCGGGAAGCAGGGCGACACGATCGCCCGTCAGTCCCAGTTGTCGCAGAAGCAGACAGGCGACCTTCAGCGCGCCACTGCGGCCGCGAAGGAATCCAAGTCGGTCGCCGAGGCCGAAACGGAAGCCCGTCGCAAGGCGACCGAGTTTGTCGAGAAGGAATTCAAACTCGCCGACGAGGCGACCAAGCAGGCGTATATCGCGCAGGAGGTCGCACGCGCTCGCGAGGCGACCCAGAAGCGCATTTCCGACCAGGCTAAGAAGGAGGCCGACGAACGAAAGCGGGCCGCCGACGAAGCCAAGCGTCTCGCGCAGCAGACCCAGTTCATCGACCCGGTCAGCGGCCGCGTATCATCCGGATACGGCCAGCGAACCGCACCGAAGGCCGGCGCATCGACGTTCCACCGCGGTGTTGATTTCGCCGTGCCGACCGGGACGCAGGTCAAGGCCCCCGCCAAGGGCGTGGTGGTCGAAACCGGCTACGACTCCAAGCTGGGCAAGTTCGTCTACATCGACCACGGCAACAACACCGTCTCGAAGTTCGGCCACCTGTCCGACAATGCCATCGTGTCGCGCGGCCAGATCGTAGAGCAGGGACAGACGATCGGGCGGTCGGGCAACACCGGCAACAGCACCGGCGCGCACCTGCATTACCAGGTCGAGGTCAACGGGAAGGCGGTCGACCCGCAGAAGGGTATCTTCGTCGAGGATGGCCTGGGTCGCTTCAAGACCGACCTCGCGGATGCCGTAGCCGACTACGACAAGGTCGTCGAAAAGCAGCAGGAATTCCTGGATGGGCTCGACCGGGCGAACGCTGCCCGTGAACTCGAGACCACGCAGTTGCGCGACCAGTCCACGCTGACCGGCGACGCGCTGTTGGCGGCCCAGCGTCAGGCCGACATTGAAACGCAGATCGCCAAGGTGCGGGACGATGCGTCGAAGGCTGGTATCGCCGCCGACGATCCGGCGCTGGAACTGCGCATCCAGAAGCTGCGCGAGGTAACCGGGGCCTACTTCGATGCGGCAAACGCTCGCCAGTCGTTCGAGAACCAGCGTCAGAGCGTCGATCAGCCCGTGCAGGATCTCAGCGCGTTGCGGGATAGCCTGCAGCAGCGCATCCAATACTTCGAGGAAACCGGGCAGCGCGGCCTCGCGCAGCAGCTCATGCCGCAGTTGGACATGGTCAACTCCAAGCTGTTGGAGGCGATCAGCAACGCGCAGACGTTCTACTCGTCACTCGCCGGTAACCCGGAAGCGATGGCCGCCCTTGGTTTGACGCAGACGCAGGTCGATACGATCCGCCTCGGTCTAGATGCGTCGGCAGCGGCCGGGCAGAACCTCGGCTACATCATGGGCATCTCCGGGCAGCAGATCGCCCAGGCATTCGCCAGCAACGCCACCGACGCCCTCGACAGCTTCGCCCAGTCGATCGCCAGCGGGGCCAATGCGTTTCAGGCGCTCGGCACGGCATTCCTGCAGTTCGCAGCCCAGTTCCTGCGGCAGATTGCCACCATGATCCTGCAGCAGATCATCTTCAACGCTATCGCCGGGGCAATCGGTGGCGCGGCTGGAGGTGCTTCCGGCGGTGGGGCCACCGGGAGCACCGGTGCCTTCGCCGGTGTGCGCGCACATGACGGTGGCGTGATCGGCAGCGGCTCGCTGGTGCAGACCGACGCCGGGGTGCAAGAGATTTTGAACGTTGTTCGCAACTGGCGCACCGGTTCGGGGCCACGTGCGGTCAACCCATCGTGGTTCTCCGGCGCGACCCGGTATCACACCGGCGGTATCATCGGCCTCGCGCCCAATGAGGTGCCGGTCATCGCCGAAGAAGGCGAGGAGATGCTGACCCGCGACGACCCGCGCCACGTGTTGAACGGCGGCGCGACACCGTCAGGCGGCAGCGGTACGAACATCAAGAACATTGTCGTGTTCGACCCGGCGGCAGCCTTCGCGGAAGCGCTCAACACCAAGCGTGGTGAAAAGGCGCTGCTGACCTGGGTGAAGAACAACCCGACTGCCTTCAACGCTGCAATGGGTGGCCGCTGATGCCCGATTATCCGACCACTGCGCGCCTCTGGCCGTACCAGCCCAACTGGGACGACGGTGTCGATGTTCAGGTGGAATACCGCACGGACATCTTCACGGCGCGTTCCGGCCGGGAACAACGGCGGGCACTGCGCAGCGCACCGCGCCGACAGATCACCTACTCGGTTGCCCTTGATGGTGAGACACGGCAGCGGTTCGTTCGCGATATCCGGACGTGGCAGGGGCGACCGATGTTGCTGCCCGACCCTTTGCGGAGTGCTCGGATTTCGGCATTCGTCCCGGCAGACTCCGACGTCTTCACGCTTCCCGCTATTCCCCACTGGTTGGGCGTCGGCACCGAACTTCTGATCGCCGGGTCACTGCGTCGCACCGTGACCGCTGTCGATGCGGATCTGGCAGCCGTGACGGTCGACGACCATTTCGCCGACGTCCTTGCCGTGGGGACGAGGGTGCAGCCCCTGCTGCGCGGCATCCTCGGCGGCTCCATCTCGGCAGCGCACCCGGTGAGCCGAGTCGCCACCGCGCGGTTGGTGTTTGCGGTCGAGCCGGGCACCGAACCAGCACCGGCGGAAGGTGGGCCGGGCGTCTATATCCACGAGGGCAGGGAGGTCTTCGCCAAACGGCCCAACTGGGTTGATGGAGTAGGGGAAGCCTTCGAGTGGCCGGTGGAACAGGTCGATTACGGCCATGGGCGGGTATCCACTTTTCAGCCGATCGAAATGGGATGGCTGACGCAGACCGCGACGTATCTGAACGTCGGCCCCACCGAGCAGACGGAGATGGAGTCCTTCTATCACCGAATGCGCGGCCGCCGCGGCGAGTTCCTGATGCCAACCTGGACCGACGACATCACGGTTGTCGGGGACGCAGCAGAAGGTTCACCGACATTGCTGGTGACCGGGCTCGATGACGGCGAAACGGGCGCGATCATGATCCGGCTGCGCAGCGGCCGTGTCCTGACGCGGCAAGTGACAGCAACGGCCGGTGGGCAGATCACGGTGAACCGCACTTGGTTGGAAGCCTTCACGGCCGCCGACGTCGCGATGGTGTGCCGGTTGGAGGTTGCCCGGTTCTCGTCCGACGCTCTGACATTCGAGTGGCCGACCACTGTTGCGGCGCAGGTCAAAATCGGCTTCCGGACGCTGGAGCCCCTGCCGGCCGAGAATCCTGTCGAGCCCCTGGACGACCTTTCGCAGTACCTGCTGGAGACGTCATGGGGCGACTACCTCGACCCGCTCGACGATCTCGATTGGGCCGTCAACGTGCGCTATCCGGCGATCCAGTTCGAGGCGTTGCCGTGGAACATGGTGCACGAGGACGTGCTGGACTCGTTCGACTACTTCATCAATTTCACGATCCCGGAGAGCATGGAATGACGTTCGGCGCCTACGAGGAAAGCCGGTCGCTTGGCGAACCTGACGCCCTTTATCGGTTCTCGATCGGCGACACGGTCTACAGCTACACGGATGCCGAGGAAGAGATCACCGTCGATGACGTGGTCTACCTGCCAATCCCGATTGACCGCGGCTCCGTGAACACGTCTGGCACGCTCGATAAGTCCTCGCTTGCCGTCCGGGTGCCGCAGGACAACCCGGTTGCCGACCTGTTCCGCGTCTTCCCGCCATCCGAGGTGGTCGGGCTGGTGATCTTCCAGGGGCACGCGCCTGACGGTGACCTAGAATACCTCGCCATCTGGGCAGGCCGGGTGCTCTCCAGCAAGTGGGAGGACTCCGAAGCGATCCTCGATTGTGAGCCGATCAGCACTTCGATGCGTCGGGCAGGGCTGCGGGTTCGCGACCAGTATCAGTGCATGCACGCGCTGTACGGCCCCAGCTGCCGGGTTTCGCGCCCGGCGTTCACCGTGGCAGCCACTGCGCTCGGCAAGGCGGCAGGCTGGGTTTCATTCGGACCCGGGTGGAACGGCCCGATCGCTGCGGACCGGTTTGCCAACGGCATTATCCAGTGGGGGACCGACCAGAGACAGATCATCAAGGTTTCGGGCAATCAGGTGAAGGTGGCTGGCAGCCTGGCTTCGCTGGAACCGGGTGCGACCGTCACCCTGTCGCGGGGCTGCAACCACAACTCGGAGCACTGCAACGAGTTCGGGAACATCCTGAATTTCGGCGGCTGCAAGTGGATTCCAAAGAAGAACCCGGTGGGCTTTGTGAACAACTTCTACTGAGGTGGGATACCCCGGCGGCCGGGGTGGGCGGCGCGCTCACGTTCTGCAGGGAGAGTGTTTGCGAGGCTTCCACTCGCTGCGGCATGTCGCCCGGTTGCCCGAGCCGCCTCTGTAGAACTGGACGTGCCAGATCTCCCCTTTTGCCCCCGCATCCTACATCAGCGGGAATCGGTGGGCAAGCGTCTAATCCCAGCATAGGCAGGCGGCGTGAACCACGTCTCATCCACTTCATACCCGTAGAGATCGACATGGGCGATGGCACCCTTGACCCGCTCCATGCGCTGCTCGTTGACCGTGATATTACGCTTCATCTGGTCGATGCGCTGCTCGACCGTCGTCTTCAGGATGTCGCGGTGCTCGACGCTGCCACCGGCCAGTGCCTGCTCGAAAGCCTGGACGACCAGTTGCACGGTGATCGCGAATTCGTTGTCGGTCTCTTCGCCGTCGAAGCCGGTCTCGTCGTAGCGCGCGCGCCGCGCCGGGTCGCTCAGCACGTCGTAGGCATGCCGCACCTTCGCGAAGGCTTCCCGGTCGCCGTCACCGACATCCGGGTGATGCCGTTTCGCGCCGGCCTTGGCGGCCGACTTGATGTCTTCGAGCGACGCGGTTTCATCGACGCCGAGGTCTTCGTAGAGGCTCATGACTGGGTGTCCCTTTCGACCACCACGGCTACCACTCACAACCCAAAAGTCAACCAAAGATTGAATATCAACTTCAACGACTCATAAAATCACCTATGTCGTGATAAGTCCGGCGAATGGTTGCCGCCTGGATCATCGCCACACTGGTCGCGATTGCGATTCAGATCATCAGCTACGTGCTGATGCCGAAGCCCAAGGCGCCGAAGCCTGAAGCCGTGAAGGAACTCGAAGAGCCGGTCGCCGAAGCCGGGATCGAGCGTCCCGTCATCTTCGGAACCATGATGATCCAGTCGCCCAACTGCCTTTGGTACGGGGACAAATACATGCACACCTACAAGGTGAAGGCATGACGCGCGTGGTGGTCAGCGACCTGCGCACGGCAGGCTACTGCGTCGACGGCGCCGAACTCTGGTTCAAGGCCCACGACCTCAACTTCCGAGACTTCATCAAGCACGGCCTGGACGTCGAAGTCGTCCGCCCGATCGGCGACCCCTTTTCCCAGCGCGTGATTGCCATCGCCGAAGAACGCGAGGGCTGACATGGGCGGCGGCAAAAGCGGCAAGATGGAGGTCACGGACTATTACCTCTCCACCCATTATCGGGTCTGCCATGGTCCCACCGACGCACTGCTCGGGATTTACGTCGGCGAAAAGGTCGCGTGGGAAGGCGAGGCCACTTCCGGCCAGGCGATCGCCATCAGTCGCCCGGATCTCTTCGGCGGCAACAAGAAGGAAGGCGGGGTCGCAGGGACTGCCGTGTACCTGCCGGGTCATGACGATCAGGTCATGCCGGAAGAACTGGCGAACCGCCTCGGGCTGACGTCTGCCACGTGCCCAGCATACCGCGGCATGTCGTCCGTTTTCTTCGTCGGTCGGCAGACGGCGCTAGAGTCTCCCGGCGGCATCACCGGCAGCGTGGTCTCCAAGCTCGGGTACGGTGCGCGCGGCTTCATGTGGGTGTCGAACAACCCATACCTGAAGTCGATCTGGATGAAGATGCGACGGCGACCGCGTGGCCTCGACGCGGCGCTGGCCATGATCCCGCAGGCATCGCTTTCGCTGACGACTGACGGGAACATCGTCACCGTCAACGGTGTCGCTGACACCGTCGTGCAGAACACGCTGACGACGATCAACGGGCACACCATCAACCTCAATGGTCGCACCATCACGATCGATGGGGTTGCGATCACCGTTGTCCTCGACCCCGATTTCACCGTGACCGTGGGAGACGTGACCTATGAGATGGGTGACGGCGTCACGAAGGCGGGCAATTACACGGTCGCGACGCCGAGCAGCTATGTGGCCGGCGGGGTCACGATTGCAAATCTTGCGGTCACTCTCGGCACCAGACTGCTCGACGCCAATCCGGCGCACATCATCTACGAGTGTCTGACGAACACCGACTGGGGGCAGGGCGGTGCGCCGAGCGGCATCAATGTCGCCTCGTTCGATGCTGCGGCGCTGACGCTGTACAACGAAGGCTTCGGCATGTCCCTGAAGTGGACGAAGCAAGCCAAGATCGAAGATTTCGTCTCGGAGATCCTGGACCACATTCAGGCGACACTTTTCGTCAATCCGCGGGATGGCCTGATGACCATCAAGCTGATCCGCGGCGACTACGACATCAACGATCTCCCGCTGCTGACGCCCGACAACTGCAGGGTGATCTCGTTCTCGCGCAAGGCTTGGGGAGAGACTGCAAACGAAATCGTCGTCACCTGGACGAACCCGGAGAACGAACAGGAAGAGACTGTCGCTGCCCAGAACAACGCGAACATCGCGGTGCAGGGCGGCATCATCTCCGACAGTCGGAACTACTATGGAGTCCGCAGCCAGCAACTAGCCCAGCAGCTCGCCTATCGCGATCTGGCCACGGCATCGGCGCCGATCGCACTCTACGATATCGAGGTAGATCGATCGGCGTGGGACTTCGTCCCCGGTGGATGTGTCAGGCTGCATTACCCCCAGTACGGAATCGACGACGTCGTTCTACGCATCAGCGACATCGATTACGGCAAGCCCGGCACTCCGGCGATCAAGATCAGCACGATGGAGGATATCTTCGCGCTGGATTCCGCCGACTACGACCTCGGTGACGACACCCAGTGGGAAGATCCTGCGAACGATCCGGCGGCGGCCGCCTACGCGCGTGTAATTACAGTGCCAGCGTTCTTTGCATCCCGGCAGGTCGGCCTCAGTGCCGCCGAGTATCCTTCGGTTTATGCAGCGGCACTGGTCAGCCACAGCAACGATGACACCACGTCCTACGACCTCTACGGCATCGGCACGCTGCCAAACGGTGAAGTGGTCGCCGATCTCATCGGTAACCGGGCGACCATTGGTCACGCGATCCTCCCGTATGCACTGGTCGCCGAGGGGGCGACCATTCTCGAGACTTTCGGCGTGACGGTTGGTGGCCCGGGACCGCTGCCGGGTGGCTTCGTCATCATCGGAAACGTGGCGGAAGGCGGCCATGAGATTGCGCTGATCGACGCCTACGACGATGCGACGGGGTGGACGCTGAAGCGCGGCGTGCTCGACACCGTTCCCAGGCCGTGGCCGGATGGCACGGTCGCTTGGTTCGTGTCGATAGAGTCAGACTTCCTCATCGACAGCACCGTCTTCTCGGACGGCGAGACGGCCCGTTTCCGCGTGTCGCCCTACACCTCGCGCGGCGCGCTTCCGCTCGAAGAGTCGCCGATCATCGCGGCTGCCATGAGCGGGCGGCCCCACCTCCCGAGCCGCCCGGCGAACGTGTTGGTGGCAGGCACCGCTTTCGGTGCAGTTGATCTTTCCGGATCAGTGCCTGCCACTGTATCGGTGACCTGGGCGAACCGGAACCGTCGTCTTGAGGACTCGCAGGTGCTCGGCTGGACTGATGGTGACGTCATTCCCGAAGACGGCCAAACGACCACTGTCAAACTCTACTCGACTGCCGGTGACGTGCTGGCGACGCACAGTGGCCTGACAGGCACGTCGTTCAGCATCCCAGCGGCGTCGTGGGGCGATGAACTAGTCGCAGACGTCGAAGTGTCGTCCGAGCGTGATGGCCTCATCTCGCTGCAGGCGAACCGCGTCCGTGTGAAGATCCGCCCCGGCGGCTGGGGTGACGACTGGGGCGAGGAGTGGGGCGGCGGCGGTAGCAACGACGAGCCGATCGGTGAACCCGAATTGCCGACGCCGGAAGACCCCGATCCGGGCTCCAGCTTCCCCGGCCTTCCGGCTTGGAAACGCGACATCCTGAACGAACAAGACCCGATCTAAAGGACGAACACTATGGCTTCCCACACTTTTCCCGGCATCGGATTGGTCGGTGGACGCTCGGCCGGCGAGGACGGTTGGGCTGCCGAAATGAACCAGAACCTGTTGTTGACATCGGCGCTCGGCCAGCTTTCGGCGAAGTCGCGGGTCACCGCACTTCCGGGGAGTCCGACCAACGGTGACATCTACATCGTGCCGAGCGGCGCCTCGACCAACCCCAACCAGGTTGCGATCCGCGACAGTGGGGCGTGGACGTATTTCGTCCCGTTCGCCGGGTTGCGCGCATGGGTAGCTGACGAGGGAGTGTTCTACGTCTGGGATGGCGCGGCGTGGATCATCGTGCCCGGCCGCGTGGAGGTCGCCGGATCGTTCGCTGGAACGGTGTCGAGCGAAGCTGTCGTGCTGCGTTACGTCTTCACGCGGACCGTTTCGTTCAAGGACGAGTTCGCTGGCAGCCAGGCGCGAGCGGGGGCGGCGGCCACTGGGTCCACTGCGTTCACGATTCTGCGCGGCGGATCGGCCATCGGGACACTGACGTTTTCTGCGGCCGGAACTACCGGGGTCTTCGTCAGCACCGGGACCGGTGTGGTTACGTTCGCTGCCGGTGACGTGCTGACCGTTCGAGGCCCATCTGGTGCTGACGCGACACTGGCCGACTTGGCGATCACGTTCCTCGGTTTGGGGTAGGTTGCCGGGACGCAGGGTTCTCGGTATAACGAGTGAAGCACGACACTGAGGCCCCCGCTGCTGCAACGGCGGGGGCTTTCATTTGTACCGGGCAGGTGAGTTAAAGCTGGCCTCGGCGACCCAGCCACGCCGATGCACGAAATCGATATGACCGGCGTAGACGTCATCATGCTGCTGCTCGGTCATGCGCTCTCCGGGACAGTCGGTGGGCAAGCTGCCTTCCGCGCCGCCGCAGCGGGTGCAGACGAAGAGAGCACCGTGACAAAGGTGGCAGCCAAGGCATTCTTTTCGGGTGCAGCGCGCCCGGTGGTGACCGGGGAAGGGGATGATGGTCATCGTCCGAACTCCCGGTGGTGCGCGACCAGGCAGGCGCGCGAGATGGCGCTGGCATCATTGCAGCCGAACACGACCGCGTCCGGGTCGTTGGTGCCAACCTGGCAGCCGATCGTCAAACCGCCGTTGATATGCTCCAACACGTAATCGAAGCGCTCGCCCGTGTCGCACAGCGGCAGCAACGTCAGAGCAGCGTCGACCGACTCGGTGTAGCGCGGAGCTTCTTCCAGGTCGTAGCGCCACCCTTTGACGCCCCACTGCTTCTCATTCACCCAACGCCAGATACGATCGTCGATCTCACGGCTCGGTGCATCGGCGGTACGCAGCGCCTCGGCAATCTGCGTGGAGGTGGCATTCCAGGGCAAACTCACTGCACGTACTCCGCAGGGTTTCCGTTGAGCGCGACGCATGCGCCGTCCCACGCTGCCTGCCACAGCTTGGCGGTATGACTGCTGCAGGAATAGCTGCGACCCTTCGGCGGGTTCCGGTACTTCGGCACCACCTTGTCGGCGATCTCGGTGCAGCGCTTGACGAGAGATTTCGCTGGCGCAGGTTCGACCGCAAGATTGTAGTTCGAACATAGCGTGTTCGCGCAGCAACGCTTGGCATTCTTGGTGTAGGGCGCTCTCCGCAGAACAGTATCCTTATCGCACAGAGGACACTTCATCATCCAAACCTCCTGATTTCATCCTCGCCCCGGCGACCGAAGCCGCCGGAGTCCGGGGAAATCAGGAGAAGGGGATGACCTTCCGCTCCGGCTGGGCAACCGCCCGGACCGCGTGCATGAATGCGTCTTCGCCATGCGTGGCAGCCAGTGCGACCTGACGCTGGTCGACGCCGGGGATCGCCTTCAAGTGGTCGATCATCCCATTGAACCGCGCCTCCAGTTCCTTTGCGGCATTCATCGCGTCGATCTCGGTCTGCGACAAATCCCGGTAACCGGTGATCTTCTTGTGTTGGTTATCCATTGACTTACTTCTCCTGATTTCATCCTCGCCCCGGCGACCGAAGCCGCCGGAGTCCGGGGAAATCAGTCGATCTTCACGCCGTCGTCGCGGTGCGTGCGGAAGGCTTCATCGGCGTGGCCGGAAACCACGATAGCCTCGTACTTCTCGAAGAAGCCCGGCGTCGGTTTGCCCAGCAGGCTGTAGAACATCACGCCGGGGAAGGTGCCGATCTCGGTCTTGTAGCTGCGCACCATGTCGATCTTGCGCGTCTGCGCGACCTGGAAGTCATTGCGGCCGGCTTCGATGAGGTCGATCACACGGCGGTAGCCGGACTGGTCGAGCGACGGGTTCTGCTCGGTGATCCACTGAATGGTCGCCTGGCTACCGTCCGACCCGTAACGGGATTCGTTCGCCTTGGTGATCACATCGGCCACGGCGGTCGCCTGCAGCTTGGTGACGCCCAGTGCTTCGCGCAGCTTCGGGGCGTACTGGCCGAGGACGTTCTGGCTGTCGGTGTGCGCTGCGATGATCGCAGCTTCACGGCGGACGGCGGTGTTGTTGGCGCCGATAAAACCACCGAGCAGCATGAGGACGACGGCGGCAAACGCCGAGAGCGTGGAAAGTAGGATGACGGTGCTACGGGTCACGGGTTCACTCCATTACGATGAAAAATGTAGGCGGCGCCCGCCGACGCGGCGGTTCCGAGGATGAGGGCGAGTACCAGCACCCAGGCGCTCGGCTTCACGTCGTCCTTCAGATATTCGAAGTCGGACATAGGCCGGCGGACGTAGTGGGCGCGGGCATTGCGGGCGATGATGTCGATGGTGCGGACGGGGTCGAGCGATCGGCTTTCGAGCAGATCCTGGCGCAGAGACACGTTGACGATGTCCAGCTTGGACCAGGAGAACACCTCGACCCAGTCAATGGTCGGGTAGTGCTTGGCACCGACGACCACGATGATGTCGTTCTTCTTGCCGCCGAGCCACTTGGATCGCAGGGCCTCGGCAAATCGCTTCGGCTGGTCCGAGATTACAATGACGAAGTTCACCTGCTTCTCAGCACCCAGCGTGCGCAGCGACAGCGCGAGATTGCGGTTCCAGAGTGCAGCATCACGGGGCGCGCCGATGACGCGATCCGAGAACTGGTAGTCGTAGAAGCCTGGGTATTCGGGCAGTGTGCCCTTGAAGTCGCCGATGACGTGGAACAGGCTATCCGGCGCGCCCTTCACGTAATTGGTGTAGCCGTGCGGCACTGCGACCGGGTCGCCGGTTTGGACGTGTGACCAGCGCGCGGGCTCCGACAATCCCTGACGATCCACCCGGGCGATAGTGAAGCCGCCGACCGTCGAACCGACATCCCAGTCCACGTCGTAGGAATGGTCGTAGCAGGTGCTGCAATGCTCGCTGCATGACCGGGTTTTACCTGAGCCGGAGCACGTGGTGTAGCAGTTGCACCGATAGCTGTGGGAGCAGGAGACCTCGTTGCGGGCCTTGCCAGTGACGTAACCGTTCAACGTTTCCGTGTCGGCCGTCAACGAATACGTGCTGATGCCCCAGACGACACCCACTACGATAACGCCGATCAGCAACTGACCGGCAGCCTCCAGCCAGGTGATTGTCTGGTGCAGGAATACCCGGACCCCGATGGCGATCAGCACCATCGGCAGCGTCAAAAGCAGCAATGTCGGATTCACAGAAACCTCCGTTGAGGGGTGGCGCGTGAATCCCATGACGAGAGAGAAGAGTCAACCAAAAGGTGATATTCAACCTCATGACCTTCGTAACTCTCGCGACTCGTGATATTTCGCGGTCAAACGCCAAATCAACGAACAACGGAGAACTGACATGGCGATCAAGACCACTGCGAACCTGCGCCTTCCCCTTGCCACTCTCGGCGACTCGGCCTTCAAGCGCTCGTTCAAGGCTGCAATGGCGCTGATCGATGCCGCTGTCGGCCGCGTTCTGACCGGCAGCAAGACGCACGATTTCGCGAGCATTCTCGTCGGTGCTCAGGCAACCACCACGGTTACCGTCCCGGACGCGGCATTGGGTGACTTCGTCACTGGCGTTTCACTCGGCGTAGATGCTGCAGGGCTGCGCCTGTCAGGTTACGTATCAGCGGTGAATACGGTGACGGTTGTCGCTCGCAACGACACCGGTGGCGCGGTGGACCTCGCCAGCACCACGCTGCGCGTCCTCGTCCGCAAGGCGTAATCCGATGCGCTTCAAGCTGTTCGACGACTGGAAGAAGGTGCTTGTCACCTCCTGGTCGAACCGCATCACGGCGCTGAACGCGGTGCTGCTGGCGATCCTCACTGCATGGCCGGACGCCCTGGTCGACATCTGGACCTGGCTCCCGGCCGCCCTGCAGGCGCAGGTGCCGCAGCACATCGCGCTCGCGCTCCCCCTCGTACTCAGCGGACTGTCCATGTGGGCTCGCGTGGTCGTCCAGGAGAAGCTGGAAAATGGCGGCAAGTAAGAAGGCGTTCGCACGCATCGGCACGGCGGCCCTGTCGCTCATCGCAGGCGTCATCGCGGTTGAGGGTGGATGGGTGAATCACCCGAACGATCCCGGCGGTGAGACCAACATGGGCATCACGAAGGTGGTCGCCGTGCAGAACGGCTATACCGGCCCGATGAAGGCGCTTCCGCGTAGCGTCGCAGAGAGCATCTATTACGACCGCTACCTCGTCGAGCCCGGTTACGCTCCGCTGATCGACGTTGACGCCGCGGTTACCGAGGAACTGTTCGACACCACGGTCAATATGGGGCCGGCCCGCCCGTCGCGCTGGTTCCAGCTGGCAATCAATACGCAGTGTGGCACTCACCTGGTCGTTGACGGCAAAGTCGGCCCCGGCACCCGGAAGGCATTCACCGACTGCCAGAAGACCCGCGGTGCCTCGAAGCTCTGCGTGTCCATGCTCGACAGCCTGGATGCCCAGCAGCGCGCGGAATACGACCGCCTGGTCCGGGTGAACTCGAGCCTGAAGGTCTTCTATCGGGGTTGGATCAACCATCGGGTCGGGAACGTCGACCGCGCCAAGTGTAAGGTGGCAGCCTGATGGGCGCGGTATCCGAAATTCTGCGGTCGGTAGAAGGCGGCGGCCTCATGTTCTGGTGCCCGGGCTGCGACGGTGCCCACATGGTCACTGTCGGCGAGGGTCCGGGGCCGCGCTGGGGGTACAACGGGAATGCGAACCGGCCGACGTTCACCCCGTCGATTCTCGTGACGTACAACGGTGCTGACGCTGGTGCTGACCGAGGCGATGGGCACCTCGCACCGGCGGCAGTCTGCCACTCGTTCGTCACCGATGGCCGCATCCAGTTTCTGGGTGACTGCACTCACCATCTTGCCGGCCTGACGGTCGATATTCCTGCATGGGAGTCCGCCTGATGTTTCCCTCGCTCAGCGCCATCAAGTGGCAGATCATCACCGGCGCGGCGGGTCTCGCTCTGCTTGGCGTCGGGGGCGCCTGGGTCGCCGCCCAGTTCGAGAACCGGAGCCTCGCGAAACGGAACGGCGAACTCACCGACCTGGTAGACAACCCGAAGACCGGGCTGCGCGTCGTACTCGCCTCGGAGCGGGCCAACCGGGCGACCGTTGAAGCCGGGCTTGAGCGTCAGAATGCTGCGCTCAGCGGTCAGGCTGCCGACACCGCCGCGCGACTGGCATCCACGTCCGCCGCACTGGCCGCCGCGCAACAGCGCACCCGTGCTGCTGAGAAGCAAGTTGCCGTGCTGATGGCGACCCCGATCAAAGGCAACACCGCCGCCGAGCGTTTCGCGGACGTGGATGCCCTCATCCTGGAGGATCTGCAGTGAAGCCGATCGCCATTTTCATTCCGCTTGCTCTGGCTGCCTGCACCACGGCTCCCGCGCCGCCGGAGACTGTGCGAACCGTCGAGGTGAAAGTCCCCGTCCGACAGGCGTGCGTGCCGACAACCCTTGGTGGGGCGCCGGATTACCCTGACGATGATGCAGCGCTGCGGAAGGCCCCCGATGCGGCCGCGCGGTACAAGCTGCTCTACGCCGGACGGAAGCTGCGCATCCCGCGTGAACAGGAACTCGAGACCGTGGTGGCAGGCTGCAAGTGAGCGAAGACCCGAGCGTGGCCTATCAAGCCCTCAACTTGGCGAGACAGAACGCCCGCGACATCGAGAAGCACGAGGACATCTGCGCCGAGCGTTACCAAGGCATCCATGACGCGATCGATGAGATCAAAGGGGTGCTCTGGAAGGCCGGCGGCGGCGCGTTCACCGTGATCCTCGGAGTCCTAGGCTTCCTGCTCGTCCAGCAGCTGAATGCCAATGGAAAGCTGCACGACGAGAACCAGTCCGAAATCCGTCGCCTTCAACAGCAGTTGAACGACGAGCGCGCGAACCGTGTCATCCAGGTGACGCCCCAGAAGGAAGTCTATGTCGACAATTGATGAACGGCTTCGCGAATGGGCGACCCCTCGACAGCGCGAGTTCATTGACGCGATAGACCTACACGGTTCTTGCCGGGCTGCCGAGCGCGCGCTGAACGTCAGTTACGGCCTTATTGCGCGGTCGATGCGGGGGTTGAAAAAACTCGCTGCTGCGAAAGGTTATAGTCCGGAGCACGCGCTGACCCATGTCATTCCTGACCCTTACGTCGCAAAGGGCCATAGCACCTACTATGACCGCGAAGGGAAGCCGACACAGCAGTGGGTGAAAACCAAGCTGGATGACGCAGCCTACCAGGCGATGCTGCGTGAAGCTGTCGATGCTTACATAAGCGAAACGGTTCAGCCGATTTACCCCGCACCCCCGATGCCCGGCAGAGGCACCGACATCATCCCTTGGATAAACATTGGCGACGGCCATCTCGGTATGTTGGCCCATGAAGCTGAAACAGGTGCCAATTTCGACCTCAAGATCGCTGAACGCGAACTGTGCGCGGCGATATCCATAGCCGTGGATGACATGGGTGAACACGATCGCATCGTCATCCAGGACATGGGTGACATGACGCACTACGAGAACTTCTCTGCGACCACGGAGCACAGTGGTCATGCACTTGACTACGACACGCGCTTTCCGAAGATGATTCGGGTGTACAGCCGGGTCATGCGCTTCATTGTAGAGAAAGTGCTTGAGAAGGCCAATACCGTTGACGTTATCGTCAATCAGGGGAACCACAGCCGCACGAATGACATCTGGATGGCGGAAATACTACGAGTCGCATACGGTCACACTGGTCGCGTCAACGTTCTCGACAACGACAGCGTCTTCATTGGATATCGAATGGGCAACACCTTCGTGATGTGCCACCATTCCGATAAATGCCGCCCCGCCAAGCTGGCTCACGTTATGGCGACCGATTTTGCAGTCGATTGGGGCGAGGCGCGCCACCGGTACATCGACATCGGTCATATCCACCACAACATGGTGCTGAAAGAGCATCCCGGCGTCGTGGTCGAATCCTTCAACCAACTCGCTGAGAAAGACAAGTACGCCGCAGAAGGCGGATGGCGTAGCCGACAATGCCTGACCATCATTCACCGCAGTCGAACCTATGGGGAAGTGGGGCGACAGATCCTTCCGATTGAGCGTGTCCGTGACGTAATCGTTGCTGCCGCTGCGCTGGAGGGGCGAACGATAGAACTTGCTCGGCCCCGAAGAGCGTACGCGGTGTGACGACGAAGATTTGCACTAAATGCCGCATATCCAAGCCGATCCAGATGTTCGGCAAAAAGCGGTCAGCTAAGAGCGGCATTCACCCATGGTGCCGGCCCTGCAACGTTGAAGCAGCCCGTCTTAAAACTCCCGAAGCCAAGGCGAAGAAGGCGTCGTATGATCGCCGATACGTGGCTGAAAACAGGGACCGAATTCAGCTGCGCGAGCAAGACTCATACGCTCGGAAGCGGTCAGTCCGGATCGCCCAAGTGGCTGACTGGGCGAAGAGAAATCCTGCCGCCAGGCGGGCTATCATACGCAATTACAAGGCGCGGCGCCGGTCCCAAACTGAGGGTGGCTGCACGGCGGCTCAGCTTCGAGAGTGGCTTGAAATTCAGACATTTACGTGCGTCTGGTGCGCTGCTGACTGCTCGGATGATTACCATGTGGACCACGTTGTCCCATTGGCCCGTGGCGGCGAACATGCTCTCTACAATCTTGCGATTGCATGCCCGGTTTGCAATCAGCGGAAAAGTGTCAAAGACCCAATGAGGTTTGCACTGGAACTCCAGCACGAGCGCGCAGTTCGCTCCTTCCTCATCGGTGTTGCACTGGCCGCGTAACTGTTCCGCAAACGTTCTGTTTGCGGTATCCGCTCTGCATGGGTGGACCGAAGCGCTTCGATACGATCTTCGATTATGGGAGTTGGGCGTGTGACTTGAAGGTCACGTGTCGATGTGGTCACTCAGCTGTTATCGACCCGAAGGCTGTAGTGAAATCCTGCATCGACCGTAGACTCGGCTTCCGTATGACCGACGTCAGGAAGCGCCTTCGCTGCACCCGGTGTGGTGGTCGGCGCGTAGAATGTTCCCCGTCGCCACGGAAATCATGAGGCCACTGCGCCGAGCAGCGTGATGCCGAACTGCGCGCAGAAGCCAGTCTCCACGCCGTCGAACTGACCCTTTTCCGTGATGCGGCGGATCACTGACCCGAAGATCGGGGCATTGCCCGACTGGTGCATGAACTCGATCAGTTCAGCAGCATGACGGCGACCAGTTGCGCAGTCAGTCGAGTAGTCACCGGTACGTTCCGGTGCCCAGAGGTCGCCTTCCGCGACAAAAGACAGACCCGCGAACTGCTTAAAATCGAACATTGTATTCCCCTTTCCGATCCCGAATGTCAGAGCCGACACAAGTATTGAGCGTCAACAAATATGATTAATAAATTCAATAGCTTCCGAAGTAATTGAGAAACCCAGCCCTCGAAGTGTCTGGATTGTTTCTGTCGAAGGCAGTTTCTTCCGAATCCTGCAAATTCGAACGTGAACTCCGTTGCCCCGACGCTCTGCTTCACCGTGACCGGGAAGACCTTCCGCCAGCTGTTCCATCGACACGACACGACCGCCGGCCTTGAACAGCGTTGCGAGAATCCAAGCCTCGCCTGGGGTGAGGTTCAGCGCGAGTCGCAGCCGGGCTTCCAATGCGGCGTCACCTCCGAAAAGAAGGCCGCGCAGGCGGGTAACCTCACTGCGAAGTTCCACGATCTCCTCATCACGGCGGATGTCTTGCAAAATAGCATGTTCCATGTTTGTTCTCTTTTGCCATGAATCGTCGGTCTAGGAAATATCCTATGGTGAAGCAGGCGAATCTTTTCTCGGCGTAGGAAATTTCCTTCAGCCAACCAGTGCCTCGAACTCGTCGCCGAGCAGGTCGTCGAAGTTCGTGGTGCCAAACTTGGTCGTCTCGTTTCCCCACGTGTCCCAACCGAGTCGCTGTTGGCGCGCAAAAAGTTCGAGGTATGGGCCGGCGGCAAGGCGTTCACACCGATCGTACTGGTCGTCAGGCTTGCGGCTGTGCTCGCGGCGGGGAGCAAAGATCACGTGCTCGTCGCTCTCGAAAAGCTGCCGGACGCCAGCGTCGAGGCGTGACGGCTTACCCTTCGTGAAGATCAGCGTGTATTCGGTCTGCTTACGGACCCATTTGCCCATGCTGATCGGGCGCACTTTTGGATCATGCTTACCGACCTTCACCCAGACGAAACCGTCGCTTTTGAACGCGAAGCCCCAATCCCGACCGAGTTGGATCGCTTGGTCTAGATGGCTGCCGATTACCCACATCATGAGAACGCAGTCCTTGGCCGCCACCTCTGCGACGGGCAGCGCGGCCATCTCTTCGATCGTCATGGTGGGGTATGGTTCATCTTCCGTCCGGTGAGGGGCTGCCCCTTTCCCCGAGAAGTTGACCCACGACCAGGCAGGGTCGGCCATGATGAAGCCGTAGCCATTCCGCCGCAGCCCATCGAAGGCACCGCCGCTGATTCGTGCGACCTGAGTCATCCGAGCAAGTCTCCGAAATCGTCGTCGGCGCCCGGGGCAACAGCGTCCTCGAAGGAGTCCGAATCGTCGGCGTCCGGCTCCGTGAAAACTGCTGCCATGGCAGCGCGACGGCGGGCGTTGTGCTCGCCGGTCTCGCGCAGCGCTGCTTGGTAGCGCCGCTCTAGGTCGCGCTCCTCGCGTTCGAACCCGATGAGGGCGGCACGCAGCGCATCTACCGGGTCGCCGTGGGTGTTACCCAAGTGGTGGAAGGACGGGTGGCTGTTGTCGAACGGGTAGATTCCGGCGCCCCACTCCCCATCCGGAAGACGGTCTAGCGCAATGCGGCCGCGCTGCAGGGATACGGCCCGCAGCAAATCTTCAAGGGGAGTAACGGCAGCCATGATCAGATCATTCCCAGGGCAGCCATGTAGGTCTCGGTGAGCATTTCCTGCTCGCGGCGATCGTCGGGCTTGATCTTCCGGAGCCGAACGATGTTGCGCATGATCTTGACGTCGTAGCCGACAGCCTTGGCCTCGTTGTAGACGTCCTTGATGTCGTCCGAGACACCCTTCTTCTCTTCTTCCAAGCGCTCGACGCGCTCGATCAGCAGGCGCAGACGGTCGTCGCTATCCTCGCCGCCATTGTGTCCGATAGTGCTCATTGCGAATCCCTTTTGGCGAGTCCAATCACGTATGGGTTGATTTTAATCATGCGTCAATGGACGATCATTCCTAGAAAAAATAAACATGCGATGATGTGGCATCTTTGCTTTTAGGCTACGAAAACAGCGAAAATCTGCCACTTTGCGAGCGGTGATCCTTTAACGGAATCTCAACTCAGGATTTTCGTAAGCTCAGTATTTTCCGATTCACGGGTCAACCTGCGCGTGTCGAACCGGTCCCACACGTCGTTCCAGTTGCCGGTCGTGGCGGCCTTGGAATACTCGGTCGCACGGGCTTCGAAGAAGTTCGCATGCTCCACGCCGTTGAGCAGGGCAGAGAGCCAGGGCAAAGGATGATCTTCAATGAGATAGATCGGCGCCAGCCCCAGTTGTTTCAGGCGCCAGTCAGCGATGAACCGGATATACCGCTTGATATCGGTCGGCGTCATACCCTCGACCGGCCCCATCTCGAAGGCCAGGTCGACGAAAGCGTCTTCGAGACGGACGGTCGTCTGACACTGGTCGGCGATGTCGTCCTTCACGGCCTTGGTAAGACAGCCGCGCTCCTTCACGAAGGTGTGGAACAGCTTGATGATGCCCTCGCAATGCAGCGATTCGTCGCGCACCGACCATGAGACAATCTGGCCCATGCCCTTCATCTTGTTGAAGCGCGGGAAGTTCATGAGCATCGCGAAGCTGGCGAACAGCTGCAACCCCTCGGTGAAGCCGCCGAACATCGCGAGAGTGCGCGCAATATCCTCGTCGTTATCGACGCCGAAGGTCTGCAGGTAGTCGTGCTTGTCCTTGAGCGCTGCGTATTCGAGGAACGCGCCATATTCGCTCTCGGGCATGCCGATGGTGTCGAGCAGATGGGAATAGGCCGCGATATGCACCGTCTCCATGTTGGAGAACGAGGTAAGCATCATCTTGATTTCGGTCGGCTTGAAGACCCGCGCGTACTTCTCGTGGTAGCAGTCCTGCACCTCGACGTCGGCCTGCGTGAAGAAGCGGAAAATCTGGGTGAGCAGGTTGCGCTCTTGGTCAGTGATCTTGTGCGCCCAGTCCTTACAGTCTTCGCCGAGTGGCACTTCCTCCGGCAGCCAGTGGACCTGCTGCTGGATCTTCCAGTAGTCATAGGCCCACGGATATTCGAACGGCTTGTACGTTTTGCGAGCTTCGAGAAGGGGCATGCTGACTCCGAATTATGCGAAATGGGTGAGCCGCAACCGCGCCAGCTTCAGGGCTGCGGAAACGGACTGAATGCTGACGGCGCCACGCTCGGCGATTTCGGAAACGGTAAGGTCGTTCATCACACCGAGCACGGCAGCGCGCTGCGCGGGACCGAGCGTCACCGCCCGCTGTCGCAACTGGTCGAGGAGCACTGCGGCCTCCTGCGGCGCTGGGGCAGCGCGTTGATCGTCTTCCTCGGCCCACGAGACATGGTCGCTTCCGGCACCACGCTTGACGCGGTTCGCTTCGCGCAGAAGATGTGCAAACACGCGGCGTGCGACACCGGTCAGCCAGGCAAGGACGTTGTCGGTCGTGCGGTTCGACCATGCGCGCCACGCCTGCAAGAACGTCTCCTGCAGCACATCCTCTGCCTCCAAGGGCGTCTGCGCACATCGGCGGCGGATGTAGTGGGCAAGACGTGCCCTGTAGCTGCGGTAGGCATGGTCGAAAGTCACAGAATCACCTTTTAGTTGATGCCGTGCTCACAGCAACGCGGCGATGGCGCGCTGCAGATCTTCCACAGTGCCGGTGTTCCAGATTTCGGGCATCTGGATGAGGTCGAGCTGCCCTTCACTGGCGTGCGCGCCGCCGGTCACCGCAAACCCCGGACGCACGATCCGCCGGGATTCCCCGTCTGCCGCCTCGACCGCTTCGAACTCGTTGGGGAAGCGCATATCGTCGATCACGACATGGATACCGTCAGCACGGGACAGGTCTGCCTCGTCGATCGCGATCATCACCCAGAGATTGGTGTGAATTTTCTCCCGGCCCCACTCGGTGCCGAGCGTCTGCTGCAACCGGCGCGACGTGACACCGGGCACCACGGTCGCACGACCCCATTCGACCAGGCTGTCGATGATCTCGCCCTGGGTCAGCGTGACAGCACCCGGCACCGGTCCCATCGCCTGCAGCATGGCGACCGCATACTCTGGCAGAAACTCGCCAAGGTCGCCAATCGGCACTTCCTTGAGGTCGCCATCCACGTACCGGTCGATGACAATGCCGCTGACGCCGCAACACCGCAGTAGAGCGCGTGTCATTCGCTTAAGCGGCCCGGCAAACTTTACGAGGTCGTAGCCATGGTCGACCAGATACTGGGCGGCGGTGGATTTCCCCGAGCCCATGGCGGGGGAGCAAAGGGCGATGAGGCGTCCGCGGGTCATGCTGCAAGGAGTCCTTCGATGCGGCCGGCGATCTCTGCGTTGCGCTCGGCCTTGGAGATGGTGTCGTCAGTGGCCGGTTTGGCCCGGTGACTGGCTTCGTAGAAGCGGAACAGCTCGCCGGATTCCGCCAGCAGTTCACGCGGCGCGAGCAGCCGCCGGTAGGACTCGTTGACTACACGAGCCTGATGGCGGGCATCGTCGAGCGCATAGTGCTGCACGCCTTGGAACGGGATGCTGGGCCACCCGGCCGCCTCGTAGATGGTCCGGGTGTCGCGCGGCGCTCGGTGACCCCACGGAACGGTCTGTCCGGCGGCGCGGTAGACGGCGGCCAGGATCGCCTCGTCGAAATGGGGCCCGTGCGACCAGAGGCCGAGGTCGGTTCCTGCGTGGTCTTCCAGCCACCCGGCGAACTGGGCGAGTCCTATTGCCATCGGCACCTGGCTCTCAAGCAGAAGGGCGACGGTGTCCTCTGGCTGGTCGTCCCAGAACTTCACGGTTTCCGGTTCGCGGATTAGACCGTGACGCGCGCCGCCGCTCACATTGACGTAGAACTCGGCACCGAGCGTCCCGGCGAGCGGGTCGAACACGACCGCGCCGATGCTGCGAATATCGGACCCGGGCGTGACACCCCAGGTCTCGAGGTCGAACATGATATGGGTCATCCCAACAACTCCTCGAAATCGTCGCCGAGCAGGTCGGCAAAATCATCATCTGGCTGCGGCGCTGACACCCGCGCACCACACAACCCGCGTTCCAGCATTTCCGCGCCGCCCGGCACTTCGATCCCCGACTGCAGGAAGGCTGCCTGGATCGCCTCGACCACGGTCTTCCCGGTCGCCAGCCCCCGGTCGAAGAACATCCATCCGCCCATGTCGGTGCGCTTCGGCTGGACGGCGCGGCACTGGTACTTCCGACCGCTGCGCTCGATCGCGTCAAACGCCAGACCGTGCTGCCCGCAGAGACGGTGGAATTGCTTCCATTCCGGCAGTTGCCGGGCGGCATCGATGTTGGGATCGGGGCGCCAGAACATCTCAGCGCTCAGCGTTATTGGCGCGCCGCGCATATTCGGCCTCCAGTGAGCGGCGCAGCGCGGTCGAACCAAACGTCATCATGCGTCGAAGGCGGGTTTCCTCGTCGGGCCGACCATGGGTGACGTAGCGACGGCGGATCGCCTTGAACGAGCGATACGGCATCCGGTTGAACAGCTCATCGACCGCGACCTTCTTGGCGACAACGTCAGCCACCAGCTGGTCGTCCTTCGCGTCCCAGGCAATGCGGGAATAGAAGATGGGGAGAGGGGTGTTCATGCCGACACCTCGGCCTTGATCGACGGGTGCGGGTTGTAGTCGTCGAGGGTGATGTCGATCGGGGATAGGTCACCGGGGACCGGTCCCCACCACCCCTTTTCGTTCAGACAGCGCGCGATATTAAGCGTCGGAAACGCCCGAGGCTCGCGGCTCAGTTGCTCTCGCGCCTGGTCGACGTGGTTGCCGTAGAGATGAACATCGCCGAAGGTGTGGACGAACTCGCCGACCTTTAGTCCGACTTCCCGCGCAATGAGGTGCGTCAGCAGCGCGTAGGAGGCGATGTTGAACGGCACGCCGAGGAACACGTCTGCAGACCGCTGATAAAGCTGGCAGGACAGTTTCCCGTTCGCGACGAAGAACTGGAACAGGCAGTGGCACGGCGGCAGTGCCATGTCGTCTATCTCAGCCGGGTTCCAAGCGGTGACGATGTGGCGGCGTCCGTAGGGATCGCGCTTCAGGCCGTCGATGACGTTGGCGATCTGGTCGATGCACACCGCGTCCCAGGTATCCATCTTGATGCCGATCCACGACCGCCACTGCTTCCCATAGACCGGGCCGAGGTTGCCGTCCTCATCCGCCCACTCATCCCAGATGGTAACGCCGTGGTCGTGGAGGAACTTGACGTTCGTGTCGCCGCGCAGGAACCACAGCAACTCGACGACGATCGCCTTCCAGTGGACTCGCTTGGTCGTCAGCAGCGGGAAACCCTGCGACAAATCGAAGCGGATCTGTCGGCCAAACAGCCCATAGGTGACGCCGTTACGACCTTCACGCTTCTCGCCGTTTTCGAGGCAATCGCGCAGCAGGTCGAGATACTGGTTTTCGGGATGAACGCTCATGCTGCTGCTCCCGAGACCGGACGCCACCGGGCCACGTGTGCCCAGTTACGATTACCCGCCGGACCTTCAGTGGTCGTGGGATTGGTGACGTACTGCACTTCGACACGCGTATCGTCAGGCACGGGGCAGGGGGTGCCGGGCTGATGGTCAACCCATTCGCCGATGCGGTAGGCGCGGCGGAACTCATGCGCGCCCGGTTTGGTGGACCTCCCGTTGCGATGAATTCCGGGGTACGGCTGGCTGCCGTCAACCTTCCGCCATTCATAGGGTACGCCGCCTGGCGCATCGAAGTCGAGGCCGTTCACCCATGGACCAAAAGCCCACAGCGCGGCCTTGGAGCGGTAACCGATGATAGTTCGCACAGTCTCACGCGACCAATCCCACCCCCAAGAGCGGTCTCGAGTCGCGGTCTGCCCATCGTCGAACAGCACTTCGCCGCCGTCCCAGTCAGCCGGGTGATCTTTGCCGCCCGCCCAGGGAATGAAACCGCGCGACAGAGCTTTATACACCCAATGGTCGGCGGACAGGCGGATATCAGCGATGCTGCTGTTCCAGCGAACGCTCGAAGCCAGCCACACGGTGTCATTATACCATGAGCCCTCGAACGAGACTTCGCCGCCGGCCCACTGCAGCTCGTCGTCCGCTTGGAGCCATGCCGGACACTCGCCGTTCACCGGAATCGGCGCACCCCATTCACGTTGCTGCTTCCACGGCATCCGAACAACCGACACGACCAGCAGCCAAGTCTCCTCGTCGATCACGTCGATCCCGAGTTCGGCGGCCTTTTTCAGCTTCGATCCGGCGCCCGGGCCAGCGACTACCAGGTTGGTCCTGCTATGCACCGATCCGGAAACCTTCGCACCCAGGCACTCGGCCTGCGCCTTCGCGGCTTCACGGCTCATGCGTTCGAGGTGCCCGGTGAACACGATCGTCATTCCGGCGATTCCTGCCCCGACAAGCGTCTTTAGGAGGCGGGTCTGACGTTCCGCTGCGCGACGTGCTTCGACGAGGTCGTTGTTCGACTTCAGCAGTTCGTCCCGGCGGCGGCGCAGCGCGGTGAGTTCGTTCATGATCGACAGGAGACTGTCGTCAGTGATCGCCAGCTTGGCGCGGGGGCCGTCTGCCTGAATTTCTTCGACGATCGCATGCGGCCGGGCATCATCGACACCAACCGTGCCGCCGATGAAGAAGCCTTCCTGCTTGCGGCTGACCTTGAAGCCCTCGAACCTCAGGAACGCGGCGATGCTTTCGGCCAAGCGGGTCTTCCCGCTACCTTGGCCGCCGGTGAGAGTCAGGTGGATGTCACCGAATACGCGAGCCGCAGCCTCGGTCGGGCGGGGGTAGATAACCTTGACGTCGTTCGGGATCACGGCACCATCTCCCCGGTCAGTTCGGTGTAGCGCGCGCGGAACATCGTGGTCGCCATGGCCGGGGACCAGCACTCGATCGGCACGTTCGCCGGTGTACCCTTGACGTTCCAGAGTTCGGGCGGCTGGGCCATGATCTCGTCGGCTTCCCGCAGCAGCACGGCATTGTCGGCGATCTTCACCGACTCCGGCAACTCGGGTGCCAGGCCGAACTTCTCGGCGACAGCGAGCCACACGCGATGCTCGATTTCCGCGTAACCGGCCAGATACGGCTTGAGCGGCCGGATCACGTCGGCGACGTAGGCTTCCGTGGCATCGTGCAGCAGGCCGGCCAGTGCATCCTCACGGGGGACGACCATGGACACCAGAACCGAATGCTCGGCGACGCTATAGAAGCCCCGGCAGTGACCGTTGAACCGACACAGCTTGCCCAGAGCAGCCGCGATGTCCTCGATGAAGACTTCGTCGGCGCGTGGATCGATCGGGAAGAACCTGCGCCCCGAATGCGTCTGCATCCAGTTGCCCACGCGATCCTCACCGGCGACACGGTTGTCGTACACCTCGGTCATGCGCGCTTCTCCGATTCCGCCAGCATGGCGTCTGCGATGTCGAATGCGTCCTTCGCCACATCGACCGGCTGGCGGCCGATCACGGGGATCACGGACAGGGCGGCGATCGCGAACCGGTCACGGCGCTTCCTGGCGACGCGCTTTTCGAGCGTGGCGAGGGTGGTTTCCCGATGATCACGCAGACGAGCGGCGTGCGGATCTCGGATATCGCCGCCGAATGCGGCGCGACCGACGACCAGATTGACTTCAGACATGGAAGAATCCTCCGAGCCACAGCGTCAGGGCTTCCCCGATGACGCCGCAGAATGCGTAGGTGGCGACCCGGCGACACTGCATCGCGTCGAGCCGGATCATGCGGGGGCCGACGATCAGCCTGCCGAACAGCAGCAGGCCGACCGCGAACCACAGGATCATTGAGACCTGGTAGATGGTCACTGGGTCGCCTCGCAGATCGGCTTACCGGTCGCACGGAGGCGCGGCGTAATGGCGAACCCGGCACGGTAACTGCCCGGAACCACGACGACGTAGTCGCAACCCTCGACGGGATCGCGCCAGACGACCACAGACCCACGTCCCAGATCAGACGACGAGGTGACGACCACGCCATCAGCCGGCTGCTCGGCAACCTCGGTGTCAGCGGCGGCGGGCTGACTACCGCACCCGATGAGCATGGCCGGGGTTACCAGCACGGAGACGGCAGCCAGCAGTTGCAGTGCGCGGCGACCGGTCACGGCCGGTAACCCCGGAGTGCTGCGCGGCGCTGCTGCCGGGTTTCCGTGCCCGCCGGGACGGGGGCTGGAACGCGATACAGCCGCGGCATCTTCCGGCGACGGGGCATCGGGAAGCGATCGAGGATGGTCGCGATCTTCATCTGGGCTGCCAGACGGGCGCCGCTCATCACGATCCACCCTTTGGTCGGGTGCAGGGTGGCATAGCCGCCGTCTTCGAACGGCACGGTGACCTGAGGCTTGGGCTCGTAGTCAGGATGGGCGCGCGCGCGACGGCGCTGCAGGGTACGCGGAAAACTGCTCATGATGGTCCTACTTTCAACTAAAAGTTGATGCTATGGGCGCGTTAAAACCGCTTCCCGTTTGCCGCACGCCGGTTCTCGGGCTTGTGGTCGGCCCGCTCGCGGTTAAACGAAATCTTCTGGTCGATGATCTGCCAGAGGTTATCGACCTCATGGACGTAGGCAACCGCGAAGACCATCACCAGCGAGGCCAGCAGCGCAATGCGATACTCCTCAGTGCGGCCCTTCCGGTAGTGCTCCATCGCTGTGCTGACGCAGTTTACAGCGTCCATGAGGCTAACGTTCGTCTGGGTCAGCAGGTCGCCGACCATGCGGTCAAAATCGAACGACTGCGCGACCGTGAGAACGCCGTGCAGCCGCTCCTCGGCACCGATCATGTCCAGCAGCCGGATCGCCGTGTCGGCGAGTTCGACATTGAACATCGGGTGCTGCGGCAGCTTGTCGTCCGGGATTCCGCGCATCTGGCCTTCGTGGGCTTCGGCCAGCTCCGACACGACGAGCATCATCAGCTCGGGCCGGTTCCGGGTTACCAGGATGCAGTCGCCGGTATTCAGGTCCGACCACCAACCGGCATCGACGTTGCCCAGGTGGATCTTCCTCGCACGTTCCAAGATCATGTTTCGAACCACTTCAAGATGGCGGTGACCTGGGCGGCCTTCCGCATGTAGAGATCCCGCATCCACTGCGGGGCGGCGTCCCAGTGCTTCTTCCCGTCTGCGGTGAATATGGCGTAGGCCAGCTGCTGGTCGTCCGGGATGCGAGCACTCACCGGCGGAAGAACCGGCGCCACCATGGCACCGAGATCATCGGTGGCGGACCCTCACAGTAGACGGGGCGGTCGGGCTGCCAGTACCGAGTGCCACAGGTGGAACACTTCGACGGCTTTCCGGCCCATTTGTGCGGGGTGAACATGGCTTCCGATTTCCTCGGGTGGTGTAGAATCACGCTATAGTTGAAACATTGCACCGTCAACTGATTCGTGATTTTGGTCTCCGGAGTCCCCGGCGCCGCTGTTCCGGAGTCCGCGAGGGGGTATCTCCGGAGTCCGCGACGCCTCCGATTTCCTCGGGTGGGGTCTTCCGATTTCCCTGAGTGGGGGTTACCGTGCCGCCGGTTCAACGGGGTGATGGGTATGCGGCTGATTTTGATCGGGTTTCTACTGGCTGGCGCCGTCGCGGTCGCGCCCCTGGCCGCCAAGGAACGCGCGCCCCGGGTGACGGTGGAGGATGACTCCCTTTCGCCGCTTGTGATCGTGTCCACCGCACCAACCGGCCGCGCAAAGGGGCATATCCCCAACGGTGAAGGGGACATTTGGCTACAGGCTGGAATCGATCGGGGAACCGGGCGCACCGTCTACCGGGTGACTGCGTCAATCGGCTATTGGGGGCAGTGGGGCTTTTACCGCGCCGCGAATTATTCGGTGCCTGGCAGCACGCCCGGGACGGCGGCGCTCGATACCGTCAACCGGTCCACGCTGGCATGCATGGCGCCTGCAGGCTGCAAACACGTTGAAACGGTCGCCTTTACCGTATCGCCGGAATTGCTCGACCAGGTTGCCGCATCGGGTGCGCCGTGGCGGTTCCGGTTCATGGGTTCAGCCGGTCCGAAGTGGGAGGAAACACTTTCTCCGGCTGAAGTCCGGACGCTGCTAGACGCGGTTGCCGCGCGCACGAAAAAACCGGCCGCGGAATAATTCGACGGCCGGTCTATAGGGTGACGACGGGGAAGGGGTGCGGATCAGCGGCCGATGAATATCGAACCCCCTACAACCGCCGCGACAATCCAGAATTTCAGGTTATGCCGTGCGAGGGATTTTCGGGCGGCCGCTCGCCCTGTCTTTGTGGAGCTGGCGACGCTACAGACGACGACTAGGCCGATTAGGGCGATCATCAACGCCCCTCCAGTGGCACAATCTGATAATCCTCAAACCCGCCAACGTCTCGCATCTGTTGCAAAGCGGCTTCAGCGGTCGCGCGGTTTTTCCATTTCCGCGCCTGCCATCGCGTATCCCCGCGCGCATCCGGATCATATAGGACGTTATCAATCGACAACCCCGCGCGCCTGATTGCGGTGACGTAATAGGCCCGATCGAACGCGGCCGGCTTGGCTATGGCGAACATTCAACGGGCCTCCGGAAACATATCGGGGGTGAAGGGGCAGCGATAGAACCGCGCCGCGATGATACCGGCGGACGCTTCCCATGCGGTCCGGGTTTCCGTGTCCAATTCGGCAAGCGCCAATTCCAGGACAGTCAGAGTCTCCGCATGATGGGCGACGTACCGGGCGGCCGCGTCGCTATCGGCATCGATCCAGGCTGCCAGTTTTTCGGCGCGCTTTTCCCGGACGGCTGACTCGAATTTCTGCCAGTCGCACCACTTGTCTACATATTCGTAACTGGACTCGTCGACCGCATAGCAACACGTTTCATCGGGGTTTTCAGCCTCCCGCGACGCGATCGCCGCGCAAAGGATTGTGCCCATTTCGTTATGGTCGAATTCGGCAAATTCCTTGCCCTGCCATTCGTCGACGTCGTCCGGGTAAAACGAAATGAACCCCGATCGGCTGCTATGCCGTTCGGCAATCACGGCTGCCAGTTTCTCCAAATCCAGCGACCGATAAAGGGACTCCATCGCGGCAAGCGGCACGGTGGCGTAAACCCTATCTGTCCGGAAATTATATTCGCGCGGCGAGTCCATGGACTCAAAGGTGAACGTACCCGCCGGAGTTTCCAGGTTTTCGGTTGCCCATTGGTCAAATGCCGCCACGTAATCGGCCGCCATGCTGCGATGCGCGCCGCCGTAGTCCATGCAATCGAACAAGATTTTCTGATAGTCGGCTGCCGAAAGTCGCAGCTCCTCCGGTTGGTAGGTTTCCGGATAATATTCGGCGGACTCCTCCTTTTCGGCGGAATTCTCCGCTTCCATGGTTTCCGCGTGATCCAGTGCCCCGGACAGGCTCGAGCAATAGAAGCCGGGGAAAAACGGTAAATTGACGACTACGTTCATGGTTGAAACTCCCGAATAAGTTGAAACGGCGGCCGCGTTAAGCGCCGCGGATGCGAATGATTTTGGTGTAAACTTTGGCCGTGTCGAACGTATCGGCCGGCAAGGTTTCCAGCTCCTCGGCACCGGGGTGCCGGAATGTTATCGGCACCAGGGCGACCAGAGTCGGCACGTCATCATGACCATTGCGCCCCATCAGCGACACGGCCGCCGCAACATGCTTGCGCACGTCGCGCGGGCCGATGAACCTGTGGTTCAAATCACGGGTGTCGCCTTCCCAAAGGAATGCGCCGGTTGCCCCATCGGGCGCACTGCACTGGATAGCTTTGGCTGCAAATCGCATGTTGATACTCCTCACATTCCGATAGCGTGAGGAACCGGCCAAGCACCGGTGCAGCACCGCGAACTGTTCCGGCTGCCGGGGCGATCAGTTTGGGCGAAATTGACCCACTGATTCAGACAGAGGTGCCAGCGATACGCATACTCGCGTGCGGCTGCTTCTTCTTCAGTCATCCCGTCGTAAATGCGGACGCATAGACGCGCCATGGTGTCGCACCCCGGCAGCCGGTGAACTGTGCCGATATATTGCCGCACTAGTTCCAGCGCACTGGTTGCGCGCTCAACGGTGGCCGGGTCTCGGGTTGCGGCGCGAATGGATTCAATCAACGTCATAGCGTGACTCCATCACTCGAAAGTTGAAACGATAGGCGCAATTCGGGCGCATTCGTCGGTTTCCAGCCTCCACCGTTCACCGGCAAACTGGATAGGGAAAGGCGCGTCGCTGCAGCCAATCCCGACATATCGGGGCATGCCGCAACCGGCTGCCATGATGGCGGCAATCGCCAGCAACCCGGCTATCCCTTCGCGGATCATCGGCGATTCCTTTTCGCTTGGCAGTCGCAGCAAACCCCGTTGCGCGTGTACCGTTCGCCGGGGTGACCGGCCTTGCAGGGCGCTCCCGCATAGCGGGGCTTTCCGGCTTCCCGTGCCGCGTGCCGTTCGGCGTTGCGTGGGCGGGGCATATCAGCGCCTCCAATCCCGAAACGTCTCCAGCGCCGTAACGCCAGCGACCGCGCCGACCAGAAACATGGTGACAGCGTTTGCCCAATCAGCACACGTCATTCGCCCGCCTCCCGAACATATTCCGCAAGGGTTTGGGCGACTGCCTCGACCGTCATGGTCGGATCATCGGTGAACGGGTTGTACCCGATGCGCGCTTCATATTCGGCTGCCAGCACGTCGCGCCATTCATCGGTTGCGCGGCCTTCCCCGTCGCAGTGTTGCCGGTTGTCCAGAGGGACAATGATGAACCGTTCGTTCTCGGGAAACTCCCTTTGCGTGGCATCGGGGTAATCCACGTAAACGCCCATGGACGGGGAGATTTGCCAGAACGGGCAAGCCTCATTGCGCCATGACTCGTCTATCCAGTGGGCGGGGATGACGGGAAGGCTGGCGGCCGGATAGTCCGGGAACTCGCGTTGAAAGCGATCCATGCTCAGCGCTCCACGACGCAAGTGGTGCCGGGGCGGCGCGCATCGCGGCAATCTTCTGCCGTCAGATTGTAGTCATCAACGTAGACGTTTCCGTCTGACGTGATGCGCTCAAGCCGATACGTGGTCTGAGGCGCCACGCTACAGGCTGCAGTGATCAAGGTTGCGACTATCAGGGCCAAGGTATGCATTGCGAATCACTCCGTTGTTGAAAATCACTCTAAGGGTGCGGAGTGACTTTGCAAAGGGGTTTTTCAACTAAAGGTTGAATGTGAGGTCTACGGGGTTTCCCGTAACGGGCTCGACCAGGGCGCGCTATCGCGCTTGCTATGCATCGGTAATCCCGACGCTAACCGACTGGCAGCTGGCGCCCCGTGCTACCTTTCCCATGCGTTCCCATACGGTCCAGCCTTCCCAGGGCTTCCCATGCGTACCGGAGGCGCCGCTACCCGGCCACCTTCTGCCCCGCGCCCATCTTCCCATGTGGACCATGCGTTCCCATGCGTACCGGAGGCAGGCTTAGGGCCTTCCCTTTCCCATGCGTTCCCAGCGCTTCCCATGCGTACCGGCTACCCGGTGAGTTCGAGTCCCTCTTCGCACGGTTGCCTAGTCGCGCCCCTTTCCCATGGCTTCCCATGGCTTCCCATGTCGCTCCGGGTCCCTCCTACCCTGTGACCGCGTCGGTGCGTGGCGCTGAGCCGCCTTTTCTGACACAGTTCAAACTACCCCATGGGACCGATGCCGAAAATCAACCCTAGACCCGGATGGCTGTGACAGCCCAAGATCGTGTCACAAGGGCTGTCACACCCTGTAACCCGCAGAAATCCGCCGTTTGTGACAACTGTGACAACTGTGACAGCTTTTCTATAGAGAGTCGTTCGGTAGAGGGGGTAAATCAGTGACTCCGGCAGCCTCACGGCAGCCCGTGGAAGGGCGGTGTCGCGCGAGAAGTTATAGGAATCCCTGTCACGCTGTCACTCTTGTCACAACCGCAGGAAAACAGCGGCTTTTGCCACTGTGACAGGGTGTGACAGCCTGCGCCGAAAACCGCGAAAAAGGCCCGTTTAAGGTGATATCGCTCGGGTTGCGTGGCAAAAGGCCAGTTTTTTCTGAGGTTTGATTTTGGCTTTTCTGCGGTCTGAGAGGTCGAATTGAAACCTCGGAAAAACTACCCCAGAAGTGCGGCGAACTCGCAATCGCGGTTTTTCGTTCGGATCGCCATCAACATCCGACCGAGAGTGTTCGCGCCCGTTCCACCGTAAACACCCCAGAACCGATCGCCCCAGGTGTTACCTTCCTCAAGCAGCATCTCACCGGTTGCGTCGAGTGCGTCAGCAAGATGTGATCCAGCGGCGAACTTCTGCTCAAGGAGGTGGCGCATCACCTCGACTTTCACAGCTACCCAGTCGCGACGCACACCAAGTCGGCGGCCGGCAGTTCTCGCCATCGCCGGGTTCGGCATCATACGCACGATTGCCCGTTTGGCGGGTTCAACCGACTTTGCTGCTTGATAGGCGTGTTCTACCGTGGGGTAGATGATGTGATCGAGCGAGACTGCTGCCGGCCAAAAGTTGGAGAGGAAGCGGTGCGCACCGGTGAATGAGGTGACGCACCCTCCCATCATGTTGCTGCGCCGATGCCGATCTCTTTCGCCAGGCCACCTTCACGTTCGAAAGCCCGCTGCTGACCGTACTTGCCGAAGCGGGGGCGACGGGTGCTTTCCTTCCAGCCCGGAACCATACGCATGGAGCGACCGAGCGCCGCCGGCCACATCCCGGTATATTGGGCTTCTTCGCGACCCAGGCACTCGCACCAGATTTGCAGCAGACACGTCTCGTTTCGGTAGACCGGCTGGCCGTGCTCATCGAGATCGTCTTCGATGTTGCCGTTCACGATCGGCTTGCTCAGCCATTCTTCAATGCGACCGGCCATCGCGTCCTCGGTGCTTTCCACGCGCCGCGATTCTTGCAGTCTCTCGGCAGTCTCGCGAGCCTCGGCGTCAGCAAGGTACAGGGGCAGGGTGCCCTTCGGCTGCTCGGACCGCATCTTACGGTAGATATGCAGGGCCTCGGCCCAGAGCTGGTCGATGTTATCGGTCAACCGCTCCGTGTCGATCTCAGCTTCAAGGTCGCACCTAACAGGCAGAAAGCGGCGACCACCGGTGGAGTCCTTCAGGTAGACGTCGTCATTGGTCGATCCGATCAAGATGGCCTGACGATGGTACTCCTGCGCGCGCTTGGCGTAAGCTAGGCGAACCTTGTCGCTGCGGCGGCTGATGAACGCCTTCACATGGCGGACGTCGGCCTTGGTGAAGCCGCCCAACTCGTTCAATTCCACGATCCAGGCGCCCTGCAGCGTTTCTACGACCGCTTTCGTGTCGGTGACGTCGCAATCCAGTTCGGCGAACCAGTCCTTGGCGAGAACCGAGATGAAGGTCGACTTGCGCTTGCCCTGCATGCCTTCGAGGATGACGGCAGTGTCGAACTTGCAGCCGGGCTCAAAGACGCGCGCGACTGCGGCGACCATCATGATCCGAGCGACGGTGCGATGGTAAATGTCATCGGGCGCGCCGAGGTAGTCCACGAACAACGTCTCGACCCGCTTCTGGCGATCCCATTTCAGGTTCGAAAGGTACTCGCGGACGGGGTGGAAGCAATTCTTCCGACCGACGATGTCGATAGCCGCACGAAGGTCGCGATCCGGCACCTTGATGCCGTAGCCTCCCTGCGTTTTCGGGGCCTCAATGACCGCGCGAATCGCGTTGTCCTTATCCTCGGTCCACCAGTCGCCGTTGACCTTGTCGCGCATCACCCATGAGGCACCTTCAAGCTGAAGCGTCGGCTTGGCGGCGTTGGCACGGGAGCGCTTGCTGCCCGGCTTGCCACGCTGCACGATTTCTTGGGTGAATTCGTTGAACGCAGCCACCCCGCGGGTGCGAGCGTCGTTTTCGACAATCAGCCGGAGGTTGTGGAGGTTCGCCGTGACCTTGCCGTCTTCGTTAATCGCGAAAAGCGACGTCCATGACAGTTTGGTTTCTTCTTCGCTCAGCGATCCACCGTCCCAGTCGTCGTTATTCGCGGCCGCTGGAGCAGGGGTGCCGACGAGATCGTCAAAACCCTCGCCATCGTCCGCTGCCACCGTGTCGGCACCGAGATCATCGTCCAGATCATCGAATTCGTCAGCGAGCGACCGGGCGCGAGCGTCCTGTGCCCACTGTCGCACAGTGCCCATGGTGACCGGCTGCCGCCGATTGCGACCGAAACCACGCCACCGGCGAAGGTTCGCACGGCGGAAGTCCTTGTCGACCTTCAATGAGCGTCCGGAATACTTGGCCCACAGGTCGAAACCTTCATCCGAGCCACCGAACTGATGGTGCAGCGCCTGGCCGATCATGATCCACTGGTCGCGATCGTCCCAGTAGCTGACGGGCAGCACTTCGAGGTCACCTTCCAACTGCCCGGGCTTGAAGTCCAGGGGCTCACGGGCCTCGAAGGCATAGGTGGCAGTCTCGGCAGCGCCGAGCGATTCGACGACATCGGCGGAAATTGTCGGACCGCAACCAAACGCTAGCGCATCAAGATCGAACTCACGTTCCCAGCGATATGGCATCCGCGAATCGGGGTGGATCGAAGGCGGCATCGCAACCTGACGACTGGTGCCGAACAGGTCGATTTCCCAATCGTAGGACCAGACTTCCTTCTGACGCTGCGTGTCGAAGCGGCGATGTTTCCCCTCGGAAACGGCCAGTTTCTTGCCGAAGAACGGGCGGTCGGCGATGAAGTAGAGGTGTCGCGACTCGCCGCCCGAACCCGAGATGACGCTGGGGAGTTCGACCGGGTCGATCCCCGGGAACAGCTTCCCAAACGCTTCCCACGCTTCGTCCGCCAGATCCGGAATGCGGATGTCCAGATCGATGACGTAGAGGTAGCCGCCTTCGACAGCAGACGGTTCGCCCAGGCGCACGCCAAGGTTTGCTCCCCGGAAATGCGAGCGACGCAGCGTTTCGGCGTCGGCCACCGGGGCGTCCTGCCACTCGTCACCACCGGCGGGAGCCTTCGAACGGGCCTTCAGCCAATGCAGCGCAAAGCCGGCGTCAACCAGCGGCCCGATCGCCGCGAGAGTATTGGTATCGTGATCAGACGAAGTCATGAGCCGCCTAAATTCCAGAGCCCGGAAGGGCGGTCACATCAATCTGCGTAAACGTAGCGATTGAAGTCCTGGATCGTCGGCGGCTCACGCCCCACAGCAGCCAGCGCGGCAACATTGTCGGACGTGTTCGCGAGGTTGCAGAGTGCCTTCGCACTGCCGGGTGCCAGCTTACTGGCGCGCAGCCACTTGTAGACGCCTTCGCTGCTGCGCTCGATGTCGCGGCACAGCTTGCGGACGTCCAGCGCGCCGCGTGCGGTCAAGTGGCCGGGGAAGATCTGAACCAGATGCAGATACAGCGGGCTGTCGGTCCACAGGCCACGCCCGGCCGGGATGTCGTTCGTCATGTCGGGGGAACTCCGGTCTATTTGCGGCGACCTTATGACTGGCGACCCTGAAAATCAACTGTACGTGGTCACAATCACTAAAAGGTTGAAACTGTCATGAGGCTGTGGCTATATCACTGCGACTCGGCGGCACGGTCGCCGGGACGAACTTCAGCGAAGAAGGACCACCCCAAATGAGCACCCCTGCTGCCGCGCCGCTGACCATCGACGCGCTCTTTTCCTCCATCATCGCGCTGACTGCGGCGCTGAACCGTACCGCCGATAACCAGGAGCGCCTGATTGCCGGTCAGCAGGCCGCAATCGAGAAGATCGAAGGCGCGAAGACCACCACGACCCGCGCTCGCAAGCCCAAGGACGATGCTCCGGCGGCGACCACCACCGCGACCGAAAAGGCCCCCGAAGTCGAAGCGGTGAAGTCGTTCCTGCCCGACATCAAGACCGGTGACGGTGACGCGCTCAAGGCCCATATCCAGCCATGGCTCGGCGCCGTGGCGAAGGGCACCCCGGAAGCTGCCGAGCGTGTCGGTTTCCTCAAGGCGATCGCCGAGCACTTCGGTGTCGAGGCGAAGTTCGGCCCGCTCGCGGAAGGTGATGACCGCCTGAAGCAGACCCTGTTCTACTTCGAACGCAAGAAGGCCGGTAAGCCGGTCGACTTCAAGGTCGATTACGACTTCGACGGCGATCCCGAGCAGGAAGCCGAGGCACCGGCTGGCGACGACGACTTCGGCTGATCAGCCCCCGGCGACCGGGCGGCTTCGTGCCGCCCGGCGTTCCGGTGGACCGTGGGAGGTCCCGCCCCCCTCCCCCTACCTTCCACGGTCTTCCCGAACGACGGAGCCAACTGTGATCCCTGACGACATCCCGGCACACTCGGAACACGGGCCATCGTCGGCAGAGGGGTGGTTTAACTGCGCTGACTACATCAATGCCAACCGCGGACTCCCGGACGACCAGTCATGGGAAGCCGCCGAAGGAACGTTCGCGCACATCATCTCGGACGAATGTCTGTCGGACGGCACTGACGCAGATAGTTACATCGGTCGCACGGAAACCGTAGGTCGTTGGGACTTCACCTGGACCGAAGACGACGCAATGCTCTTGCAGCACGGCATCGACTGGCTGCGATCGAACCCCGGCTCGTTCTACAGCGAGCAGCGCGTTGAGATCACGCAATGGGTAGGTCTGGACAGCCACGGGAGGCGCCAGTTTGGCACGCTCGACCGGGCTGTGATCACCGACGAGTTCTGCATCATCTCTGACCTGAAGTGGGGAAGGGGAGTTCCGGTCCGGCCGGAGCGCAACAAGCAGTTGATGCTGTACGCGCTGGCATTCTACGAGGCGTACAAGCCGGAAATTCGAGACTTTGTCATCCACATTGATCAGCCCCGCCACATGGGCGGCGGCGGTCGCTGGGAATGCACACTCGACGATCTCCTAGCCTTCGGCGAAGAAGTCCGCCGCGCAGCAGACGCGACCCGGCAGCCCAACCCGCCGCGAACGGCAACCGAGAAGGGTTGCATGTGGTGTCGCCGGAAGAATGCGCCCGGCGGCTGTGGCACCTTGGATGAGTACGTGCTGCGCCTGCTGCAAATGGAGTTCGACGACTTGGATGCGCCCGCATTGACCCTGCCGACCGGCTTGACGCCCGAGCGCCGCCGCACGCTGTTCGACCACCGCAAGATGATCGAGACCTGGCTGGAGCGGAACGACGCCGAACTGTTCGAGCGTGGCTTGGCGGGTGATCCGACCGGCGGCCTGAAGATCATTGAAGGTCGCAAGGACGCCGACCGCTGGGAAGATGAAAAGGGTGCGGCTCAGATTGCCGTGACTGGCGTTTTGCGTGAGAATTGTTTCACTCAAAAGTTGATTTCACCAACTCAGGTGAGTAAGAGAGTCCATCCGGACAGCTTCGATTGGCTTCTCATCGAACCGCACATCAAGCGCGGCAAGAGGAAGCTGACGTTGGTGCCCGAGGAAGACGACCGGCCGGCAGTCACCTCTGCCGCCGAGTTCGAGGATCTGGATGACTGATCCTCTTTGGTAACTGGGCAACTGGAGCAACTGGAAAATGAGCACCGAGGAAAAGAAGGACGACGGCCGCACAGTCATGCTGAAAGGCGTGCCGATCTCGTTCACGGATTCCCTGAAAGACGCCAAGCCGACCGTGAAGGATGGGGTGCCCAAGCATGGGTGTAACATCCTCATCGTCGCCGGTTCGCCCAACGAGGCTGCGAACAAGGCAAAGATCATGTCTGCAATGCGGGCTGCGTGCCGCATGGAGTTCGGCGACGAGCGGGAAGACTTCTTCAAGGTCATCTCCGAGGACGATCCGAAGCGCGTCGCATACCGGAAGGGTGAGCGCTTCAAGAACAGCGAGACCCAGGAAGTCTACAAGGGTTACGCAGGCAACATGGTCGTCGCAGGCTACGGCCCCGGCGGCAGCAAGAACCCCCGTCGCCCGAAGCTGTTCAACCGCCGCCGCAAGCAGCTCGACGAGATCAACCCGGCGACCGAAAAGCCATTCTTCACGCTCAACGATGTCCCGGAAATCTTCTACTCCGGCTGTCTGAGCGACGTAAAGGTGTCGTTCTACGCGACCTCGCACAAGGACCAGGGCGGCAACGGCCTGTTCTGCACCATCGAAGCGATCCGCAGCCACGAAGAAGGTGAGCGCATGGCCGGCGGCTCCGTCCAGACCAGCGCCGACGAATTCGACGACCTGGACGATGACGACGACATCGGCGGTGCTTCGACCACCACGGCAGCAGCCGACGACGACTTCGGCTGATCAGCGGCGAAACACCGGGTGGCTTCGGCTGCCCGGTGAATCAACTAATAGGTGATTTTTGTTGCGCAAAGTGTGTCCGATCTGCCAGTTGCGGAAGCCGCTTGAGGCGTTTCATCGCCAAGCTAGCGGTAAGTTCGGGCGTCATTCGTACTGCGCTACCTGCGCTTGTGCGAAACAGCGGGCTTCGCGCACGAGAAACTATTCGGCTGAGCAAAAACGACGTTGGCAGCTGCGCACGCGATACAATTTGAGCCCTGCCCAAGTCGCCGAGATGACCGAGCGTCAGGGAAACAAGTGTAAGATTTGCCGGGTCGAGCTGACCAAGTTCCATATCGACCACTGCCACAAGACCAACAAAGTCCGCGGACTGCTCTGTCATCGGTGCAATATTCGGCTTGCCGCCCTGGATGACGCTGAGTGGCACGCGAGCGCCCTGCAGTATCTCAAGGATGCTGCGGCATGATCCGCTTCGGTTCGGTGTGCAGCGGAATAGAGGCTGCCAGCGTAGCGTGGCATCCGCTGGGATGGCGCGCGGCATGGTTCGCGGAGGTCGATCGTGCCGCCAGCGAAGTGCTCGCCCACCGTTTTCCGGATGTGCCCAACTACGGCGACATGACCCTGCTGGCGGGGATGGTGCGTCGCCGTGAAATAGAGGCACCCGATGTACTGGTCGGCGGAACTCCGTGCCAAAGTTTCAGTGTCGCAGGCTTGCGTGGAGGTCTTCAGGATGCCCGCGGCCAGCTCACCATCGCATTCATTGATCTCGCCAACGCAATCGATGAAATCCGCATCCCAGATCGCATGCCTCCGGTCATCGTGGTTTGGGAAAATGTTCCGGGAATCCTGACACATGCAGACAATCCACTCGGCTGCTTTCTTGCCGGGCTTGCCGGCGATGACGAAGCTCTTGAGCCTGGCCCACGACCTGACGACGGACGGTCCGCTGCCTACTGGACATGGGATAAAAAAGCCCGTCACCACCGTGCGAAGTGGCCGAACTCAGGTGCTGCTTGTGGACCCCAGAGGGCAGTCGCGTGGCGCATCCTCAATGCCGAATTCTTCGGACTGGCCCAACGACGCCGTCGTGTGTTCGCTGTCGCAAGTGCTCGTCCGGGATTCGATCCCACAGGGGTACTTCTTGAGTTCGAAGGCGTGCGCCGGGATACTGCGCCGCGCCGAGAAGCGGGGGAAGGACTTACCCATCCCGTTGCTCCTTGCCTTACGAGCAGTGGCAGGGGAGTCGAGCGAACCGGAGACACCCGCGGTCAAGACGCCGTCGTCGCTGTCATCGACGACGGCGGGCGAGTTCGAGGCGCTGCTGGGGTAGGCTTCGCCATCCCAACATGGTGGGATGGGCGAGATGTGTCCCAGACGCTCGACGCTGTGCTGCACAAGGGGCAGACCATGCCCGAGAAGAACCGCTTCCCGGCGGTTCTGCAGCCGATCGCGTTCAGCACCAAGGATTACGGCGGTGACGCAGCGTCGGAGAAAGATCCGACGCTGCGTTCGATGGGGCACTCAGGTTCGCACGCGAACGGCGGCGGGCAGATCGGCGTCGCCTATGCTTTCCAACCTCGCATTGCGCGCAACGGCCGCGGGGACATGGGGGATTGCGTCAACGCGCTGACCGCGCAGGCTGGTGAAACGGGCAAGGGCGACGCAGCGCCCTGCGTCGCCTACGAAGTTACGCCGTTCGACACGACCCAGATCACCAGCCCCGGCAACTACAGCAACCCGCAGCCGGGTGACCCGTGCCACCCGCTCGCCGCCGGCGCTCATCCCCCGGCAGTGTGCGTCACGGGGACCGTGACGCACACTCTCAAGGCCGAAGGCTTCGACGCTTCGGAGGACGGCACCGGGCGCGGGCAACCGATTGTCGTTCACGGAACACAAGACCCTTGCGTCGGAGAGATCGCCTTCGCGCTCGGTCGCAACAATGGCGGGGAGAATGTCATTCTCCCCGCCACCAGAATGGCCGTCCGTCGCCTGATGCCGGTTGAGTGTGAACGCCTGCAGGGATTCCCGGACGGATGGACTGACGTGCCCGCTGGCAAGTCGCGCAAACCTGCCGCTGACGGTCCTCGCTACAAGCAGCTCGGGAACTCGATGGCGACGAACGTGATGGCCTGGATCGGCCGCCGCATCGCCGCGCAGCTTGGCAGCAACGGCGGCCCGCCGCTCGACGACGAATTCGAGGCGCTGCTGGGATGAGCTTCTTCGATCCCGCCCGCACACTGATCGTCGACACCGAATGCGTGGCGAACTTCTGGTCGATCGGTTTCCGCCGAGTCAGCGACGCCAAGACGCTCATCATCGAGCATTCCGAGCGGCGTCCGATGACCGAGGCGCAGCAACTGCGCATCCGTAATCTGATCATGAACAACACTATCGTGACGTACAACGGCATCGGGTACGACATGATCATGATCTTCCTGGCGGCGGCCGGGGCGTCGAACGCCGAACTCAAGGCGGCAAACGACAAGATCATCGTCGGCGGCATGAAATACTGGCACGCCCGCGACCTGCTGGGCGTCGAGGTTCCGCGCGACTGCTTCCTACGGAAAGACGGCAGCCAGACCGAAGGGCTTCACCACTTCGACCTGATGGAGCCGCAGCCCAACGCTCGTGCGTCGCTCAAGACGCTGCAGGGACGCTTGCACGGCCGGAAGATGCAGGAAGTCGAGTGGGTGGACCGTCCGTTCACCTACGAGGAAATGGACCAGACGCTCGCCTACATGGGGAACGACCTCGAGGCGACGCACAACGTCTTCGACGCACTGATCGAGCCGCTGGCGCTCCGGGACACGTTCAGCCGGGAATACGGCATCAACCTGATGTCGAAATCCGACGCCCAGATGGGCGAGGCGATCATCAAGCGGCGCGTCGAGCAGGAGACCGGTGAAAAGGTCTTCAAGGTCGAGACGCCACCGGGCACCACGTTCAAGTTCAAGGCGCCGGAGTACCTTCAGTTTGAGCCTGGCAGCGAGCTGTCGGCCATCTTCGAGCGGGTCAAGCAGACCGACTTCATGGTCCTGCCGAATGGCAAGGTCGAACTGCCGGAGTGGCTGTCGGATCGCACCATCGACATCGGCGTGTCCAAGTATCAGATGGGCATCGGCGGCCTTCACTCGACCGAGAAGAACCGCTCCGTCCACGCGGACGACGAGTTCGCCTTGGTCGACTTCGACGTGGCGTCCTACTATCCTCGTATCATCATCAATTCGGGTCTGTACCCGAAGGCCCTCGGTCCTGCATTCCTCAAAGTTTTCAGCGCAATCGCCGATGAACGCCTGGGCGCAAAACAGCGTATCAAGGCGATCGACGAGGAGCTGAAGTCCAGCACCAGTCTCACGGCTCCCGCGCTGAATGCCGAGCGCGCCCGCGTCAGGGCGGTCGAAGCCGGACTGAAGATTGCACTGAACGGCACGTTCGGGAAGTTGGGCAGCCCATACTCGGTGCTCTACGCACCTCATCTGCTGATCACCACGACGCTGACCGGCCAGTTCGCCCTGCTGATGCTGATCCAGCGCGCAGAGGCGATGGGCATCTCAATCGTCTCGGCGAACACGGACGGTGTCGTCATGCGGATTCCACGCAGCATGATCGGTCCTATCAAGCGCGACCGGGTCACCGAAGGTGCGGTCAAGAATCTCATCGAGCAGTGGGAGGTCGACACCGGCTTCGTCATGGAAGCCACGCCGTACCGGTCGATCTTCAACCGTTCGGTCAACGACTACATCGCCATCAAGGAAGACGGTGCGGTCAAGTGGAAGGGTGTCGTCGCAAACCCTTGGCGCTCGGGGGATGGGTTCAAGCCGGACCTGCGCGGCCAGCTGATGAAGAACCCCCAGATGCCGATCATCGCGAATGCCGTGGTCGACCACATCACCAAGGGGACGCCGCTCGAAGAGACGATCCGTAGCGGCACCGACGTGCGCGACTTCATCACCGTGGTGAACGTGCAGGGCGGGGGCACCTGGCGCGGGGAATTTTTGGGAAAGGTCGTCCGTTATTACTGGGCGCACGGCGGCGAGGAGATCCTGCGTGCCAAGCCGCATGAGCGGACCGGCAACTTCGCGAAGGTCTCCAAGACGGATGGCTGCCGGCCGTTGATGGAACTCACCGGCGAGTTCCCGCCGGACGTCGATTACGAGACGTACATCCAGGCTGCCCGTGAAGTCCTGATGGATATCGGGTTCAACGAGCGCCCGCCAGCAGTAAAGCCGCTGCGGGTCTACAAATACAACGCGATCGGTTGGTTCGCGGTCGCGGCATGAAATTTAAATCAATCATTAAATGAAAATCAATCACGAGGTGTGCACATGCTAACTTACGCCGAAGCGCAGTTCTGCGGTATTCATAAAGCACCGTATTCAGCGTTTACGCATGGGCACGACTTCTGGGTGCGCGTCACTTGGAAGGATGCCGGTGATTTCCGGCTATGGCGCGATACTCTTGATGATGAGATCGCTGGCTTGGACCACGCGGATTTGAACGAACTCCTCGGCGACAAAGCAACGAACGAAGGTGTTGCCGCGTACCTCGGGGCCATTCTCGGAGCGGTTACGGTTGAGGTTTGGCGTTTCGACCGCGGTCGCCGTTTTGGCGCGATCTGGCAGAGAGACGGTCAGTGAACATTTACGTCCACCGTTTCACTTCGAAATGCCCAAGCAATGGCGCGCTGATTTCTTACAAGCTGGAAATTCGATCAAACGACGTGATCATGGTCGAAGAAATCATCACGGCCTGTGCTGTCGAAAGCACATATCACGAGTCCCTGGCAGATATTCTTTATGCGCGCTTCGGCGGGCAACAGTCGATGATCGCATTCCACCACGGCGTCTGCATTCAGACCTTTCGTCCGAGCCACACCGATTTCCAATGATCCATTTCCACGGCGGCCCGATCACCCCTGACCCGTGCGCAATCAAAGCATGGAAGGGCCGGCATGCCTTCATCAGTTACGCGCACTCGAGTCAGATCGGGCTCGCCGCCGAGATCTGTCAAACGTTTGCGCTCGACAATGGGGCGTTTTCATTTTGGAAAGCTAAAAAGGCTGTCGACTGGCCCGGCTATTATCGCTGGGTCTCGAACTGGCGACGCCATCCAGGATTCGATTTCGCGGTTGTCCCGGACGTTATCGAAGGCAGCGAGGCGGATAATGATCTGCTCGCCAACGAGTGGCCTTTCGAGCGTCACGAAGCCGCTGTCGTATGGCACATCAACGAATCCGTCGATCGGCTTATTCGTCTCGCCAACGAGTGGCCGAGAGTCGCGATTGGTTCTAGCGGCGAGTTCGACGTGTCACGTCCTCGCGCGTTTCTTGCCCGCATGAGGGCGGTGCTGCCGACCATCATAGACGCCGATGGTTACCCAATATGCAAGTTGCATGGCTTGCGAATGCTAAATCCCGCGCTTTTCTCACTGCTGCCGTTGGCGTCAGCTGACAGCACCAATGTGGCCCGTAATATCGGCATTGATAGCGCGTGGCGCGGCACATATCAGCCGCAAAGTAAGGAAACCCGTGCAGCGGTCCTAGTTGAGCGGATCGAGGCGATGAATTCGATCGGCGCATTGCCCGATCTAGTCGAAGACTTCGAACGGCTGCTCGGATGACCTACCTCCCTCCGCGCGACGCATTCTACGCCAGCATTGCCGCAGGCACCTGGCCGGATATCAGCCCGTTCACCCCGGTCCCGCTTAACCCGGGATTGTTCGACCCGGGCCTGCACTGGTGGCAGTTCGATCTGCTCGAACAGGTCGCCGCGTTGATGCGGGCCGGGTATCGCCGCGTCCTGCTACAATGCCCGACCGGCGGCGGTAAAACCGTCATGGCGTTGAGTGCGCTGCTGTCCGCCCGGCGGCAGGATCTGCTGGCGATGTTCCTCGTGCATCGCAAGGAGCTGCTGAAGCAGACCGGGCAACGGTTCACCAGTGCGGCGCTCGACCATAGTTTCGTCGCAGCCGGGTTCCCGTATGACCCGGCTGCCGGGCTGTTGCTCGGCGGCGTCCAGACGCTGGTGAAGCGGCTCGATAGCATGCTGCCGCCGGTACTGGTCATCGTCGACGAGTGCCACCATGCCGTCTCCAACACCTACGCCGAGATCCTGGAACGCTGGCCCGATGCGTTCATCCTTGGCCTGACAGCTACCCCGGAACGCCTCGATGGCAGGGGGCTCAACGAGCACTTCGACGTGATGGTGCTTGGCCCGCCGCCGCGGTGGCTGATCGATAACGGCTACCTGTCCGACTACGACTATTACGCGCCGGAGATTCCGGACTTCGCGGGGATCGATCCCGACCGCAATCGGGAAGCTGCGGCCAATGTGCTGCGTGAGCCGCGGCTGATTGGCAGCGTGGTCGACCATTATCTGCAACTGGGTCGCGGCGAGCAGGGCATCGTGTTCGCCCAGAACCGGGCACACAGTCGCGACCTCGAAGCCGCGTTTCTGGACCGCGGCATCCGGGCGATGCACGTGGACGGCGACACCCCGCAGGACCGCCGGGACTATTTCGACGACGCCTTCCGCGATGGCTACATTCGCATCGGTCTCAACGTTGGACTCTTCGGGGAAGGATATGACGTCCCCGGGATCAGTTACCTCGGAATCGACGCGGCCACCAAGTCGCTGGTGAACTTCCTCCAGTGGTGCGGTCGTGTGTTGCGGTTCGTCCCGGGCAAGCGGGCGGTGATCTGTGATCATGCCGGCAACGCGCTACCGCCGCTGCTCGGCGGCCGGGGGTTGGGGCTGCCGGACGACGATCGTGACTGGTCGATGCTGGGTAGGGGTGCCGGGAAGCCGGTGACCGAGAAGGACTGGACCACCATCACGCAGTGCATGGAGTGCTTCAGGATTTACCCATCCGCCGCGCCCTGCTGCCCAGGCTGTGCCGCGAACCGACCCGCGCAGCCGCGCATGACCCGGCAGCAGGAGGGGCAACTGCGGAAGCTGGAGCGCGAAATGCTGCAGCAACAGTTGATCCAGCGCCGGAAGCAAGAAGAAGCCGAAGTCCGCACCTTCGACGAAATGGTCTCTCTGGCGCTTGCACGCGGACACAAGAAGCCGGTCGGGTGGGCGCGTATTCAATGCCGTCTTCGTCGCATTCCGATCGTAAGTAAAAAGGGCTACCTCCGATGAGTGAATTCGATGATCTTCTCGGAAAAGGGCGTAGCGAACACGCTATTTTAAATGATGCACTGATCGGCATCACAGCGCTCAAAGACACTTTTGCTTATCGCCAGAACACGGGTCAGGCGTGGCAAGGACGATCTGTAGATGTCTCTCCGGGAGAATACATAAAAGTCTTGCCGGGCATGAAAATCCTAGAGGCTGCGCGGCCAATTGACTTCGGCTTGGAAGGTGCCGGGGATATCGTCGGGCATCGGCGAGGGCGTGCTTTTCAGGTGGAGACGAAGACTTTAACCGGGCGCCAAAGACAAATGCAAAAGAACTTCGAACGCATTTGGGTTCAGAGAGGTGGAATCTACATTTTGGCCCGCGACCCAGACGAGGCGGTTGAGAAGATAAGAGTGATTAACTCAAATTGATTCAACCAACGCTTGACATTAGAATGGAGTCGCTCCTATTTATTCAACCGTAAGTTGAACTTCCCCCAACAGGACAACAGATGCTCACCACCCCTGCCACCTCTCGGAAGCGCCCTCGTGACGTCAGCCTCGGAATGAGGCTCGAGCAGGCTGCAGATCTGCACCCGCACTGCCCGCCCAAGCACCAAGGCCGGCAGGTATGGGTTGCGGAGCAGATGTCTCGTAAGGGGCATAAGGTTAGCAATGAGACTGTCCGCAAATGGTTCGAAGGTGAAGCCAAGCCGCGCCCTGAAAAGGGTGCCGTGCTAGCTGAGGTCATGGGCGTCGATCCTGCCTGGCTCCAACTGGGCATCGACACCGGGATGACGACCCGCGACCGCAAGGTTCGCAACGCCATGGCGAGCGGCGCGGTCAACATGGTCGCAGGCATCATCCAAATGGATGGTGGGGCGCCGGCGTTTCCCGACACAGCTGATACCCGTGCCGAGCGTGAGCACATTGATCTCTACGCAATCATCAAGGGCGCGAACTATGCGCTCCATGTAGCCACCGGTGAGAAGGCGGGCGACCAGGTCGGCTTCTCGGTGCCGAGCGCTCTTGGTGAAAACGTCATCGTCTTAGTGCTTGTTCGCCACGGGCTGCATTTCTCGCTTTTCGAGGCGACTCCCGATATCATCGAACTCAATAGCGAAATGAAGGGCGGCAGCTTTGAAGTGCATGCTGACGCGGCCGCACTGCGGCAGATTACTGGGTTCACCGAAAGGCTGTAACACCGCAACGTTGAGAGATCACGTATAAGGTGATACTCCGAAGGCTGTTTGGTCAGCCCTCGGAGCCTTGCGCGTGCCCACTGCAGCGGAATTCAAAAACAAGGTCAGCAAGTCTGTCACCAACATGGATCGTTGGGACGGGATGGTGAATGGTGGTGCTACCGCTGTTATCCAAACTGATAACGGACCTGTCCCGTCGTGGGCAAAATTTCTCGCTGATTTCGAAGCTCAAGGCGGTAACATGTCCGCGATTGGAGCCACAGTCAGCACCACCGTGCAACGCGACGCCTTCTGGGCGACCGAAGTGAACCGCACCAAGCTGGTGTACGTCAACAACAACAACGGCTCTGCGACAGATCCCGCGAACGGTGTTTATGAATACGTGGACGGTACTCCGAGGTTCGCTCAGGGGTTTTATAATGGCATCACAGAAATTGTCCAACCCCTTGTTACGCAAGCCCAAGCTGCGGCTACGACCGCAAGTGCGCAGTCTACCAATCTGTCCAACGCCACCTTCGCCAAATATTTCGTATTCCCCGGCTTCGTGCGCTCGGATAATGGCCGCATCGACACGACGACGACCCCTGGCGTCTACGTCAACACGGGCTACCTTGATCTCGACGAGATCAACATTGCAGAAATCAACCTGCAAGGTGGCACCGGAGCCTATTCGATTGCCTACTACACCAGCGCCTTCGCGCTGATCTCTGGTGCGGCAGCAGCCAGCAACGATGCTTACGTCAGTACCATTCCGGCGATCCCATCGAACGCGGCGTGGGTTGCGCTGTCGGCTCGCGCCACACAAGGCTCTCAGCGCCTTGTAGTCGCGGTGAAGCCCGCGAAGTTCCTCGATGGACAGCCCGACGCGGGGCTTCTGGGCAATGGAAACCTGTTCACCCTTCTGCGTTCGCCGGGGTATTACAACAACGCATCCCCGCCCGTTCTGGTGGCCGATCCGAACTGGATCAACTCGGACCCCATCAAGGTAACTCCAGGCTATCAGTTCAGCTACGACGCCTATGCTTCCACGACCGTTTCCGTCTTTCGCTACACCGATGCGTCGGGGGCGTATGCGGGCAGGGTTCTGGGCACAAATGCCAATGCCCGCAACACGATTAGCGCCATCGTACCGGGGGCTGCGGCATACACAGGATCGATTTCCGGAACGACGCTCACGGTTACTGCGGTTGCATCGGGCACACTTTCGGTTGGCTCGGTAGTCGGCGGCGCATCCGCTGGAACCATCATCACGGCGCTGGGCACCGGAACTGGCGGCACCGGCACTTATACCGTCAACAATTCGCAGACGCTGGCTAGCGGCGCACTGACGCAGCCTGCCGCGCAGTTCGTACAAAAGTCCGCAGGAAACCCCGGCGCACTGGGTGCTGCGGCGACCTCCGCGACTATGCCGAACACGATCAAGTACGGTCCTGCGGCATCAACCGGACTGGCCGCTCCGTCTACTTTGGAAATCGCAGTTGGTGATAACCTATCCACCTACATGACCGCGAATGGCTTCGTCACGACGGCGGGCACCACACCAAACAGCCAAGTTACTTGGAAGCGCACCGTCGCACCCTTGGCCATGCGCCCCGCGAACCAAGGCAAGCGTTACATCGCGTATAGCGCTCGCGGCTCAAGCAGCATGAATATTATCACTGCCTTCGACGGCGCCGGAGCCATCGTGGATTCAGTGCCGGGGTCGGGGTCATTTGCGCAGTTCAATGGCCTTTTTGAGGTGCCGGATGTCGCAGTGTCGGTCCATCTTTGTCGCGCGACGGACTATCCCGCAACCTTTCGCTATCTGATCGACGTTCCCCCTAGCGGGACACCCGTTGCGACCCCTGCGCAGGTCGGGGCCACCTATGGTGATAGCCGTTCATCAACCGACTATCCGTTTATCGCAACCATCGGGGCCGAGGTGACGGGGTGCGCAATCACTCTTTGTGGCCGATCGGGGCATACCGCCCAGCAACTCGCTAGCGACGCCGATCTTGCGCTCTTGTTCGCCATGAACCCGGTGCCGCGTTTCATCACCGTCCTGCTCGGTGGTAACGACACCGGGGCGGCGGGCACAATTGGCACCTTCAGTGCGACGAGCCGCAATGCCCTTGCTGGCGAGCCGGTGCTCAATCCGGCGACCGATCGCATCCCGCTTGCCACGGCTACGCCTGGGAGCGGCTTCCTGCGCATCCAGTATTACGACCTGATCTATCGCAAGATCATTGCGCAGTTCAATAACTGGCGCGCGAGGGCAAACCTTACGGGGTCGGAGACTGAAGAAGAGAAGAACGCCAAGATGGACGCGGTGGTGAAGCCGCTCATTATTCCACTGGCAGATATCCCCCAGTTGCGCGCGGCTGGAGAGGCAAACTACGCCGATTACAGCGACCCGGCTAGCTGGGCTCGCAAGCGCTATGGCACCATGGAGGCGGCGAGCATCAACGGGCTAGACCCCATCGATCTGCCGGGCATCTTCCCGTTCGACATGTCGCTTGAAGTGCCGTGGTCCACTCCCACGGACAAGACCAACAACCGCGGGACCCGGTACTACGACGCACTTCACCCGAACAGGCAGCAATGGAAAGAGCAATGGTTCGTCATCAAGGCAAGGCGCTTGTCGTGA